GATGAATCTGAAACCATTATTACTGTAAAAGATGTCTTTGGAAATATTATTTTTTATCTACATCTTAAAGGTGAATATGAAGTTAAAGTAGATAAATTATGATAAAGATATTATTTCAATTGCCAAATTTAGTAGGCAAACTGGCAGTAAAAACTTTGGTAGAAGCTTTGGCCTTTATTCGTGAATGTTACGAACAAGGAGGACAAGCAAAAATTGAAAGAGATGAAAAAACCAAAGATTAAAGACGTAATCGTCGAAGACAAAAAAACCGGCCTTTTAATTATTTACCAACCAAAACCGGAAAAAGGTTTACCGCCAAAACCCAGCAAGTTTCAAGAGTGGTTGGAGGAAATAGCAGAAGAACGGTTGGAAAATGAAGCCATAGATTGGGCTACAACCGATTTTGACTAATAATAATAATATGGGAATATTTGTTTTACTTATCATGATTTGGCTGCAATTTGTAGTCAATGACAAAAAATAACATCGTTGGCCTGAAGCTCAATTGGTAGAGCAGTGGGCTCATAACCCAAAGGAAGCTGGTTCAAATCCAGTCGGGCCAACAGTGTTTCGGCCTCATAGTTCAAGGGATAGAACCGCGGTCTTTAAGCTATAATAGGAGCACATAGTTAGTAATAATTATGTGAATTCTGGCTGTTCAGGAAAGTCTAAAAATAACAAGCCATGGTCAAATTCCCAGTGGCAATTTCTGCATAACTGAATTATGTTATTGCGAGCATTTGCTTCGCCTACCGTTTGGTCTTCAGAAAATGAAGATAGTGGTTTTATATGACATAATTCTACATGCTTGTCATAACCACAGTTTGCACATGGGAGCTTTATTAAATCCTTGTATTTGCTTCTTGCAAGTCCTCGGATATGAGCATTTTTACTGGAAGTGTGAAGATTAGTTAAACATTTTCTGTTCCAGTATTCTTTTAAAGGAAGAGTTTGAAAATAATCATAACGAGTTTCTGTATATTCTTTATGGTGTTTTTCACATAATGTGTGTCGGTAACTCTTTACTGGTTTACCACATTTAGTGCAAGTTTTCTTAGTTTTCCTTTTAGGATAAAGCTTATTCGTAACAATTGCAGCACAAGAACTAGAACAAAACTTTGGATTGTTTGTCTCTTTGTTGCAGTTAATACAGTTATTCATGATAATCGTGAGCTTATTTATTTAATAAATGAGTGCAGAGACTGTACGCCAGACACCCCACCATATAAAATGAGGGTGAAGAGACAGTCCAGACCACAAATATACACAAAATAATCGAACAACGAGGTTTTATTTTAATATAAGTTAAAGTTCGAGTGTATAGCGATGAAAATCGTAGTCGGTAAGCTAAACCGCTAATTCCAGTTCGAGTCTGGATGGGGCTACTAATAAAAAATAAAAAAGAATTTTATACCTTTCTAAAGCTTTAAGAAGCCCTGCATTTTAGGTGGGAAGATCTGTACTACGTGTACAGTAGAGAGGAAGAGGGCGGTTCTGAGAACTGCCCACTTAAAAAAAATTAAAATGGACCCGAATCAAAAATATCCTTATAACAGAGAGCAACTAGATACCTTAATTAGAATGTATAATCACGCATATGCGATAATGATTTTACAAAAAATTAAAAAGGGGATAAAACCAGAGGAAATAAAAGCCGAAGAAGAGGCTTTATTTTCACAGGCCCAAAAAGAATTTAATGAAAATGGCGGGTTAGACAATACCTTTAAAATGTTAGAAGAGGAAACAAAATGATAGAAGGATATAAAAGAATCCATATGACGGGATTTGCAATAACATTTATTTTTTTGCTGATCTTTCGGTTCTTAATTGATTGGAAAAAGATGCAGAAAAATGAATGGGCAGAGATTGCCTTTATTGCGTTTTTTTGGGAATACTATTTAATTAAAACAATATGGGAATTATTCCAGAATTTAATTTTAGGACTTCGCGCGAAAACGCGGAAATAAAATTCGCAGAATTAATTGATCATATGGGAAATCTAACTCCAGGCGCATATGTAGGAGTTATGCTCCCATTTTCTACAAACATAGAAGACGATATTCTTCTTGTCTTGCGAGAAGATTACCGCACTGTTTACAGAAAAAAAAATAATTTGATCTGGGAAGATACATCATCCGGTCTTACCAGACAAGCAACAGAAACAATTGAAACTCTTGCAAGGAAGAATTTCGATTGGTCTAATTGGACATAACGGGGTTGTGCTGGAACTGGAATACAGGATGGTCTTAAAAACCATTGCCCAGAAGGGATTGGGGGTTCGAATCTCCCCTGCCCCACTAAAATTAACTAATATTATGACAGAACAAGAACAACGAAGCAAGGAATATTACGGGTTGCTGTACTTTATTTGTGTGGCAGAAGAAATACTACAAATACTGGCAAAAAACTCTATTATTACGCATCAAAGAGAAGTGGAAGATTATTGGAAAAAAATGCAAGGAATAGCTTTTGAAAAATACGCGGAAATTCAAAGAAAGGGAAAAATTTCCTCAGAAACTTTAGATAAAATACTCAAAGACTTTTATCTAAAGAACTACAGAAATTACTTTGAAGCCAGGTTTTTCCGTCCCGAGGTTATTCCACAACTGGATAGAGTACTAACCCTGCTAAAAATTAAATCATGACGCAACAACAAAACATAAGAAGAGAGGACCGCTCTCTTCATATAAAAGAATTGGTAGAAAAGAAACATCTTAAAGTTTTGCGCGAAAGGCGTACTAATAAAGCTTTGAATGTTTCTTATACAGAAGATGGATTAAAATTTACCATGAATAAAACTGGTAGATATATTTTTGATCCGGAAAAAAATTATGTGGAAGAATTTAATCCACGGGAATTTAAAGATCCACACCTTCAAAAATGCGAGGTTATTTGGATCATGAAAGCCACTAAACTTTAGTGGTATTTTTTCATTAAAGAAATTAGTATGAAATATGCAATTATGGCTATTCTTGTGTTGTTTACGTCGTTAGGTAACGGCAACTCAACAAGTAAAGAAAGTCCGGTACTGTACCAAGCTACACTTACAGAAGTATTGGTAACAGCAAAAAAATACACCAAAGAAGAGCTTGCCGCAGCAGAAAAATGCGTGTGCGGAGAAGCCGAAGGACAATCATTAACAGGCAAAATAGCCGTGATGAACGTCATTCAAAATAGAATGGAAAGAAGAAATAAAAATCTTCTTGAAGTTGTGTACCGTAAAGGCCAATTTGATGGTATGAAATCAAAAAGACCTATTACAGCAGAATGCAAAAAAGCAGTACGTATGGCTCTATTTGAAGACATACGAATCTTACCAAAGGATGTCGTGTATTTCCATAATAAGGATATAGCGACGGATAAAGGTTGGATAAACAAATTGTATAAAACAAAAATTCGTTGGGGGCAAATTGAAGACCACGAATTTTTCTCATTCATAGACAAACCATGAGGCAATTACCTAGATATCAAATGTGGCTTCTCAATTTTGTTGAACTACTTGAAATTCTCATAAGTATTGTTTCTTTTACATACGTTCGCCCTTCGTGGGCATTAAAAATCCACGCAAAATGTTTACTAAGAAAGCAAAAGAACTGCTCAAAGCGCTTATTGAAAGAAACGCAGAGGACATCAGTCGAGAATACAACCAAAGCGGTTTATCTTGGGAAGAGAGACGCCTTTTAAAAAAATCGGTAGAAGATGCTAAAAAGAAAGAAGAAGAGAATAAAAGACCTCGAACCTAAGGTGGGGTCTCTTATTCCAATTTATTTGGATTATAAAAACCAACTTAAATTTGAAGGTTTTGCCAAATTAATAAGAAAGGAGCCACAAATTTCTCTAACATTCTTTGCTGATAACGAAGAGTTTTCAGAAGAGTGGCATCCGAATATCTATGTAGCAGAAAGATGGCTTGTGGAATTTACTTCATGGCAAAAAACCATTTTTCGTACTCATAGGTGGATTAGAAGATTAGTGAGACCAGCTACGAGAATAAGGAAAGGCGGAGATAGCGTAATGTCGTTATATACCACCTATGATCAAAACATTGAAGAGGAAATATTACCAGAAACAGATTTTTGGGAATGAAACAATTATACGAAGACTTTAAAAAAAGCATTGTGGATTACTATCAGGCCATTCCAAAAGGAATTTATAAGTTCCCGCCGGATTATTGGATATTACATTTTACACATAGTTTAGAATGTAAAGAGCTGGTAAAAACCAAAAATGATGTTTATATAAATACAAGAAGTATTGACGGAGAAAAAATTCGAGTCAGATGGAACGCCCTAATCCCAGAACAGCTTATGTATATAGCACAAACATTGGAAGATGATATACAAAATAAACAAAAAGACAATAGCAATAAGCTCTAAAGAAGAGTGTCTTTCATTTTTGGAAAAAACTAAAACGGTAGGACTTGATATTGAAACTACGAAAAAATACCAAGGAAAGGTTTATGGAAACAGAGAAGGTTTAGACCCTTATACTTCAGAAATCATAATGCTTCAATTTGGTAATGAAACAACTCAATATATTTTAGACACCAGGGTTGTAGACAAAAAAATAGTTATTGAGATTCTCGAAAAAATTAACGAGAAACCTATAATCGGACACAACTTAAAGTTCGAGTATAAACACATTCTTCATAATTATGGTGTTCGTTTGAAAGATTTAAATGATACCATGATAGCCGAATCAGTTATTGAATGTGGAGATACTAGAGGCAAGTTAGGCTTGAAACAACTTGCTGTAAAATATCTTGGAGAAGAGTGGGAGCAGGAAATTGATAAATCAACAAGAATCCAATTTTTGGATATTGGTGATAAAGAATTCTCAGAAGAACAATTAATATATGGTGCATTGGATATTGTAATGCCGTGTTCCATTATTAAAGCGCAAAAGAGAAAACTTCAGTATCTTGACCTACAAGATACGTTTTCTTTTGAGAAACAGTTTATTCCTGTTCTTGGAGAAATGGAATATAACGGTAAATATATCAATCGAACAAAATGGATGGATATTTATCGTAAAAATCTTGAGCGGTTTTATTCCTATGAAAAACAGCTTAATACGGCTTTAGAATCTAACCCAGATATGTTTGCTCCTTTTCTTGATGATGGTAAAGCAAATATATTGTGGACATCTTCTAAACAAGTTATTCCAGTAATGCAAACTATTGGAGTAGATACTTGGGTAAAAGATAAGATAAAAACTAAGAAAACCGGAAAGGCTTCCTATAAACATTCTGTTGAGGCAAAACACCTCAGAAAATATCTTCATCTTGATTTGGTAAAAATGTATCTCAAATATAAAACTCTTGAGAAATATGTTACCAGTTATGGGGAAAAGTTTCTTGATAATGTGAATCCTATCACAGGAAGAATTCATCCTGATTTTTGGCAAATTGTAAACACAGGAAGAACTTCTTGTCAAAATCCAAATCTTCAGAATATTACTTCTGGAGAATTTAGAGATTGCTTTACTGCTACTGATGAGGAACATAAATTAGTGTGTTGCGATTTTTCTTCGCAGGAGCCGAGGGTAACAGCCCACTATTGCCAAGATCCTGCTTTAATGGAATTATTCCTTAAAGGAGACGGGGATACACATAGTTTGATTGCCCGCAAAGTATTTGAGGTTATAGAAAACAAGCCTCAAATTATTGATAAGCATAATGAAGGTTGGTCAGAGAAGTTTAATATGACCAAAAGAAAAGTAGGTAAAACTATTAATCTTGGTCTTGATTATGGTAAATCTGCATTTTCATTAAAAGCCGATCTTGGTATTACTCAAGAAGAAGCAGAGGATATTTACAACGCCGTAAGGAATGCCTTTCCATTAAAAGAAAAATATTTTGAAAAAAAGAGAGTAGAAACTTTTAAGAATGGGTATGTATTAATCGATCCAATTATTAAAAGAAAGTCTTTTGTAAAAGCTTCGTTGAATCGTTATAAATATTTATCGAAGAAAAAAGATAAATCAGATGAAGAAAGATCTGAATTATTCTCTATTGAAGGCTCTTTGCAAAGAGATAGTAACAACTATCCTACCCAAGGAACGGCGGCTTCTATGACAAAACAAGCTTTGATTCTGATTTATCAGTGGCAAGATAAAAATAAAGCTTGGAATAAATTTAAAGTTGTGAATGCTGTTCACGATGAAATAGTTGTAGAAAGTACTATTGATTATACTGAAAAGGCGGCCAAAGTAGTTCAATGGGCCATGATCAAAGCAGGAAAAATATTTTGTTCTACTATCCCAATGGTAGCAGAACCAATCATATCAGATAAATGGGAACATTAACATTAAATGACAAACAACTGCACATTATACAAATAGCAGTTGCTTTAACTTTCTATCAGGAAGCCAAAGTAGCTGGTATACAAGAAGATGGTCCAGTTGTTTATTTAGACAATTGGACAAGCCTAAATTTTGTTAGTCCTTATCAAATTGTGCAAACTAAAAGAAACATCCAAATTCAAAAAAAGATTAAATGGTTACAGATAGAAGAGTAAGCAGAGACGAATTAAGAAAAATCTCTGCGGATTATGATATATTGCAGACCATGTTTCCAGAAGAGCTTTTTACGGATTGGCTACGTCGGACAGATGAACCCGATGTGTTCCATAAAAAGGGAAGGAGCAGTGTAGCCTATCTAGACTTAGGGAAGGCTTCCTGTATAAGGAAAATGGACAAAAACCTAAAAAAAAGATGCAAGAAAGAGGGCACGAAGATTACGGAATGATTAGAATCATTCCCGATAAACTCCAATTAGGAGTTGATTACACTAAAACCATGTCCTTCGATGACGCACAAAGATTAGCTGATAGACTCGGCCTTGATCTTGTGTGTGTCAACGAAGCCGCTTTAATATATACAATTACAAACGAAGAAAAGTTCCTTTATGCTGAAAAGAAAAGAAAGAAAAATAAGCCAAAGGAGCAAAAAACAATAAAAATTAAAGCGGGTATTTCTTCTGCTGATTTAGCTAGAAAATTAGAAAATATACTAGAATTCAAAAAAGAAGGACATCCAGTAAAGATTGAGTGGTTCATTCCACAAAGAATGAAAAATGATGTTAATATTACAGCCTTCAAATCTTTTTTAACTGTTTTATCTAGCCATTTTCTTGTCAAAATTCCAGAAACGATCGAGATAAAAACCATTTTATATATATGAACGTAGTTCTTGACAAAAAGGTTCCTAGACTTATCGCAGTCTATGGAACATTGAGAAAGGGGTGGGGAAACCATCGATTGATAGCCGACGCGGAATTTGTAGGAAAGGGGAAAACCAAGGAAGACCTGGTGCTTACCCAATCTGGAATTCCCTATGTCTCAAGACAAAAGGTTGGAAATCCGGATTACCCAGCCAGCAAAGTAACAGTGGAAATCTACCGCGTCACCGACCCATGGATGATGAATTCACTGGATAGTCTTGAAGGGCATCCAGAGTGGTATTTTCGCAGCCCCGTTGAAGTTGAGTTGGAAGATGGCAATGAACTCGTAGCAGAGATTTATCTGAACGAGCGCTCTGTCGGTAGACCAAACGCATCCGGCGACTTCGGAAAACCCATCTTCAGTGAAGAGTAGAGAAGAGATCCAAACAAAGGCCCTGTCTAAATGGTTATCCATTAGGCGGGGTCTTATTGTTTTGCCAACCGGAACAGGAAAATCAAAGGTTGCGATTGATGCTATAAAGGCAATAAATCCAAAAAATATTTTGATTGTTGTTCCAACTACAAAGCTAAGAGATATCTCTTGGCCAGCAGAATTAAAGAAATGGGGAATAAGAAGAAAAATCAAAATTGTATGTTATGTATCTTTACCTAAAATAGTCAATGAAAAATTTGATTTGATTATATTAGATGAAGCGCATAGAATTACTGAAAGAAATAAAGAATTCTTCAAAAACAATAAATACAAATACTTAATGGGATTAACAGCAACGAATCCCAGAGATAAGTACGACCTTATCAAAGATATTTGTCCCGTTATTCATCAAATTGATTTAGATGATGCTATTAAAGCTAATGCAGTATCAGATTATGAAATAAATATTATCTATATTAATCTTGATGCTAAAGATAAGTACATAGAAGCTGGAAACAAAAAAGCCAGATTTATGACCACAGAAAAAGGTCATTATGATTATCTTACCAAGACTATGAACAAGATTCGTTTCATGCGTAAAGATGTACCAGAATTTATGTACATGCAGCGTATGAGGTTCATATATAATTTGCGATCGAAAACAACGTACGCAAAAAAGTTTATAGAAGAATTGGACTATAATAGGTTATTAGTTTTTTGTGGCTCAATTGATCAAGCAAACTATATAACTGATAAAGTTTATCACAGTCAATCAGACGATGTTAATTTGAAGAAATTTATTCAAGGAGACATCAATATATTGGCATCCGTAAAAGCTTTAAATGAAGGAATGAACATTCCTAATGTAGACACTGCTTTTATTGTACAGCTTAACTCTAAAGAGTTGGATTTAGTACAAAGAATAGGCCGTGTATTAAGAACAGATAAGGATCAAATAGCCAAGATATATATTTTGGTTGCACTTGATACACAAGATGAGGTTTGGGCAAATAAAGCAACTGCTTATTTCGACCAAACAAAAATAACTAAAATATATGGAGGATAGAGAAGACCTTTCTAAAGCATGTATGGACATTGTCAGGACTTTTAAAAGAGTCCATGATGATTATCTGGGAAACGCTTTATGTGGAAGAATTGTTTTATTAGATAGACCGACAAGCCGATCCTACAGGATATTTAATATGCCCAAAGAAAGATTTGATGTTGTGTCTATATTCCCCGGAAAGGGAATAGCGATCATAAATCCGGTAATTGATTATCACGATGAAGAAAACTGAAGAAGTATTACAGGCAATCGCTATATTAGAGGAGGATTGCCGATATGTGCCAGAGATATGTTTTATAATCTCAACAATTACTCATTTCTATTTTATTGACAGGGAAGGCTTTTTTGGTCATTCAATGGATAAATATACAAAACAGATTGAAATGTTATGTGATTATAAAGAAATTGAATGGCTATTAAACAGATATGTACCAAGCCATGACAGAGAACTTTTGCAAGGACTTGTGCCAGTTGACTGAAAAAACTGGCATTGTTCAACAAATGATAAGACGAGGGCTTGTCTTTATAGATGACCAAGGGGAATATAAAATTTCTGCTAAAGGTTATGAAATATTAGGCAAGCCCTCTGCACTTGAGGATTTACCAGCTTTTATTGAAAAATATAGAAGCTTATTTCCGAAAGCAGTAAGAAGTGGAGGTTATTTAGTTAAAGGATCAAAATCTGGGTGTGTTAGAAAAATGAGAAAGTTCATTGAAACTCATCCAGACTATAACAGAGATTTAATTATAGCCGCCACTCAAAATTACATAAATAGAAAACAAAGGGAAAATTGGCAATTTATGTCGTTATCCCACAACTTTATTGAAAAAGACGGGACCAGTCAATTAGAAGCAGAATGTGAAAACTTATTGGCCGGAATAGATACGTCTGATGATTTTACAAAAGACGCATGACAGAAATAGAAAACATTTTAAATGGAATTCCATATAATTTTTTAGTGGAAAATCCAGACAAACAATATGAAGATATTAAACTAATCCGGATCTTACAGGAAAAAGTCTATGATGGAATTGTACATAAGGAAGCAATTCTTATGCACAAAGAGCGAGACCAGTTTCTTAGGTGTGTATGGGCTTTAGACTTTGTACATAACAAAGTGCTATTTGAAGAAATTAACAAAATAGACGCAAAAGATGTCGTTTTGTTAATTCTAAAAAGCTTAAACATAAATGACACCATTACCACTATCGAACGCCATAAAGAAGATTCTTGAGAATAAAGGGAGAGCAGATAAAGGATTATCCAACACATTAAATTGGAATTTTCCTTCCTTTGAGAAATATCTTCCTGGTATTGAGAGAGAAAAATTTTACTGCATAACTGCAAACACTAGCGTTGGTAAATCTAAGCTGGCTAAATTTATGTTTATCTTCTCCCCATTTGAAAGGTGGAGAAAGCATAGAAACGAAAAGGTAAATATATTGTATTACAGTTTAGAAGAATCCAAAACTTACTTCATTCTAAATGCAATATCATTTTATCTTTTTGTGGTTCACGGAGTAAAGAAATCTAGTAAAGAACTTCTGTCTCTTACATCACCCTTAGATGATAGGATTATTGATTTAATAAAAGACATTAGTCCAATTATAGAGGAGCTTTTATCAGTAGTAACAGTTGTAGATGATCTTAGAAGACCATCAGAAATTTTTGATCATGCAACCAAGAATCTTATAGAGGATGAAAATGCCTACAACATCATTATTGTAGACCACCTTTCATTATTGGATACTGATAGAGACACACCAACTGTTAGAGATGCAATGATAAAGTTTACTTCCAAGTATGCTTTATATCTTAGAGATAAGAAACAGTGTAGTATTTGTGTTGTACAGCAACAGGCCGCAGAACAAGAAAGTCTTGACCATTTTATGGAAAAGAAACTTGAACCATCTTTAAATGGTTTAGGAGATGCAAAAGTATGTGGCAGAGATTACAATGTTGTTTTGGGATTATTTGCCCCAGCAAGACATAGTATTCCAAAATACAGGGGTTATGATGTTCTCAAATTAGGAGATTCTTATAGGTCTCTTATTATCTTAAAGGACAGAGAAGGTGAAGCAAATATATTTGATCACCTTTATTTTGATGGAAGAGTAAATTATTTTGCTGAACTTCCAAAAGCAAATGAATTGAATTATTCTATATTATAAATAGAGAATGAGTATTATATTACCAAAAACAAAAATTGCCGTAGAAGGCGATAATCCTAGGTCCATTTTATTGTATGGGCCAGAAAAGGTAGGGAAAACCGTCTTTGCATCAAGCTTAGAGGGGGCCTTACTTATTGATCTTGAAGACGGATCAGATTACGTAGAAGCCATGAAGCTTAAGGTTAATAACTTAAACGAATTACAACAAGTTGGTGGACAAATTCTTAAAGAAAATTGTCCTTACAAGTATGTTATTGTCGATAGTTTAACAGAGCTTGAATCCTGGCTTGAGTGGGAAGCCACTGAAGATTATATGAACAGTGTTATTGGTCGTTGGTTTAATCGTACAGTAGATAAAGACACATGGAGACCAACAAGACCAAAAGAAACACCGCCGACTCTCCCGAGAGAAGAGTGGAAAAGTGTTTTATCCCTTGGAGATGGTGCAGGATATCTTTGGCTTCGTATAGCCTTTAAAAGATGGCATGCAAAAATTAAAAAACTTGCTCCACATATCATCTATATAGGTCATATGAGAGACAAGATTGAAAACAAAGAAGGGATAGAAGTCACATCAAAAGAACTTGATTTAACAGGCAAAGTAAGAAGAATTGCTTGTCAATCCGTTGATGCTATTGGCTATATGTTTAGAGACAAATCTGGTAATCTTAAAATCAGTTTTGTAAATAACGAAGAGCTTGCATCCGGATCAAGAAACGAGCATCTGAAAGGCAAAATTATTGATGCTGACTGGAAAAATATCTTTGTATGAAAGAAGTAATCGCTTTACTAAGAGAGGCGATAAATATACTAGAAAGTGCTGAAGGTGGCCCAGTCTTGGGGTCTAAAAAGAAAAAGTCGTACAATGCCAAATTTATTGTGCGAAAACAAACCGAAAAAGCTCTTTTAGTACAATTCTTAGAACCGGCTCCTACCGAAGAAGTATGGTTGCCAAAAAAAGTAGTAGATAATTTAAAAGAAATTGAGGCGGAAATATACACAGCGTATTTACCTCAATGGCTTATTGACGAAAAAATAAATAACCGATAATATGAATAATTTTTCATTCGATAATACAACCAAAGAATTTTTGAACCGCTCTTTTAAAGAGCCGGGTATTTACCACAATAACATTATTGCGGGTATTGAAGTCGGAAAACCAGAAGTAGGTTCTCCGTATATTGACATCAATATTGAGAACACAGAACATGGATATACCTTGAGAGAGCGTTATTTTGCTCCCGGAGATACCGTACCTTCTTGGACTACTCCAGAGAAGGAAATCCAAAAACTGAAAGCAACTATTAAACATATTATGGCAAGATTTGTTCCTGCCGAAGAAATGCTCTTTGAGGCCTCCAGTTTTATCGATATGTGTAATCAAGTCAAAGAAAGACTTGATAAGTATGCGGTAGAACCAAAAAAACGGTTCTCTATCAAAACTGTATATGACAGAAACTTCACGTATATTGTGTTGGCTCCGTATCCGCCATTTATGGCAGCAGAAAACGACCAACCTCTCAAGTATTCTGAATCAGAAACAAAAAGAAACTTCCCTGATCTTGTAGAGGAAGATAATATGCAGCAACCGGAAATGGATGATGCGCCAAAATTTTAATTAATTCACAAACAAATAGGGGGCTCCGGCCCCCTTTCTTATTTATGCAAAAATCGAAAATATTTCAAGAGAAACAAAGAGGTTGGGGTGTTATCCAAAGAGGAGATTTTAATCCAAAAGCAAGCATTATTGTTCGTTCCACTTCTTTTGGGTGGGGATGTGCCCAAGAAGTTAGAGACGCGTCAATCGACTTCAGTCAAGAAGCCGAAACCGAACTCAAAAGAATGTGGATTTATTCCTATATCCCTATTACTGGTAAAGAGATTCCGGAATTGGTTACTCAATGGATTGGCCTGTTAAACGACGAAATGAAAAAAGTGCAAGTAGAAAATGCCCCATCTTTTTTTGAGATTCTCGGCGTTTTTACTGCTGATCAGTTGTATAGCCATGAAGGTTACGGCTACCAAAAAGAGCTCGATAATTGGGTAGTCGTAAAGCAACTGATTCCAAAACGTTCCGAGCTGAAGCCTGAAATAAAATGGGCTAAATTCATGAACCTGGCCCTTTACACACTGGTGCGCTATCTGTACAGATCAGAATACATCCGAACTCCACCTACGACAATCAAAATCTGGGAAAAAAATCCGGACTTGACATTTTTAGAGACAATGTGGTTGGCACAACAAACAACCATTGGAATGAAAATCAACAGCACATTTTCAATCCATACGTATGATTCTTTGCCAAAAGAATCTATAGAAAAAGTTTTACAAGATTTGACAACAGGTTCAATCTTGCTGGCTTTTGGGAATAAGTTTTACGATACAAGGTTAATTTCTCAGCCCTTAGTCAACCGGATGGCATCAAATAGTGGAAGATATCCGAATAATGACCTCATGGCTTACGCAATGTGTCTGTTGGACAAAGAATTTGCGGAGAGAAAAAATGATTACGAAATCATGAAAGAAGCAATTACAGAAAGAAAATTTCCTGTACTGCTTGAACTGTTAAAAAAATACAAATGAGAAGAAAAAAGCTGGTCGGCATCCCACCGACATTAAACAACAATTTGGGAGTATCTCGGGAGTATCATGAATTTTTCAGTTATTTTGGCAATGTTATTATATTGCCCACGAGCAAAGAACTCATAGATATTGATCTTCTCGTACTCCCGGGAGGTGCCGATGTTTGCCCCAGCCGTTACTCAGTTGATCGGTTTTTCTCTTATGGAGGAAATCCAAACAGATTTTATGAGTGGTTTGATACGCAGGTACTCCCTGGTTACATTCAAAGAGCAATAAACAGGGAAATGGGAATTTTTGGTATTTGCCGAGGACTGCAAACCCTCAATGTCGCTCTTGGAGGAACTCTTTACCAACATCTGTTGGACGAAGTGTATAATCCAGAGTTAGACAGAAGCAAATTGACACAAACCGGAATTGTGCTGGATACAGCAAAGGACGTATGGAACGGGCCGAGAGAAATCAAATTTAATTCAATGCACCATCAGGCTATCCGCCAATTGGGTGATGGATTAGTTCCGACTATTCTCTCAAAAAACCCGGTTACTGCAACAGAGCACTATGAACCCTTCAAAGTCATTGAAGGAATCAGACACAAGACAGGGAAAATCTGGGGGGTACAATACCATCCAGAAGAAATCTACGACGCATTTTCCAACAAAATAATTAATCATATTCTTTATGAAAAACTTTAATGAAGTCACAGTTGGCTCCGATGTCGAAGTGTTTCTCACAACAAACGGCTTACCAATTTCAGCGGTTGGCCTTATTGATGGAGGAAAAGAGAATCCGGTAGAATTTTTACCGGGGTTCGGTCTCCAACGCGACAATGTGATGGCCGAATACAACATTCCGGCTTTCCCGATTGAAGAGAGGCACCTTTGGCCCGAGTACCACAAAACTGCTCTGGAACACATCAAAACAATAGTCCCGCCATTCCTGCAAGTAACTGTTCGCCCTAGCCTGGAATTCCCGGAAGAAGCTCTTCAGGACCCAGAGTCGTGCGAATTCGGCTGCTCGCCCTTCGTGGACATCTGGAAACAAAACCCAGGAATGGTGACACAAGAAACAATTGTTGCCGGAGACGTTGGTAACCTTCGCTTTTGCGGGGGGCATATCCATTTCGGATGGCAAGGAGCTTCCATCGGCTGGGATAAACCCAGCGAAAAAGTTACCGACGAAGAAGAAATTTTAAAAAAACTTTTCTGGGCCAGCTTATGCGACATTTTCCTCTGGATTCCTTCACACTTCGAGGACACCGATGATATCCGCCGTCAATACTACGGCAAACCCGGGAAAGTCCGGTACAAAGAGTACGGTGTTGAGTATCGTTCTTTGAGCAACTACTTCGTTGCTTCAGAAGAACTGCTCAACAAAGTCATGCAACGCATTCAGGCAATGCATGATTATGCAAATACCGTACACCCGAGCGATTGGGCCGCCCACTTCGAAGAAAACCGGAAAATGATTGAAATGTTTGTAGCAGCAAAAGACAAAAAAGCTGCTGCCGAACAGTGCAATCTGGCTTGCCGGTTTAATCTGCAAATCGCCTAAAAAAATGGACTACAGCATCAGAGAAGATTTAAACTTCTCAAGTATTCGACAAACAATTTCTGATGAAGAAATCTATGCTGGATATATAGGTGCTCCCATCCAACTAGACACAAAGTACTGTTCTGTCTTTCGTTCAAATGATATGATTCCTTCATTATCCTTTTATGTGACTCCGAATCACTGGGTAATGCATAAAGATTTTGGACGAAACGACAGAGCAGGAAATGTATTTGATTTTGTACGAAAGCTGTATCAATTAGAAAATAATTGGCAAGCAGCAGTACAAATAAATAAGGATTTTGGTTTAGGTTTATTGAATAATACAAAAACCTCTCCAAAACCTTCTGTTCCTATAAAGAGGATGGAGAGCAAAAAATTACAAAATATTGAAAAGATATTAAGGTATAAACCAAGACCTTTTTTTGAAAGAGATTTATTTTATTGGAGTAAATTCAACGTAGACTTGAATATACTTAAACATTTCAATGTGCATACAGCGGACATTGTTTTTATTAACAATGTTCCTATATGGGTCTACGAAATAACAAACCCTATATATGTGTACACTTTTACTGATAAATTTAAATTTTATCGACCACTTACTAAAAATAAGGACGGTAAATTTTTATCCAGTAAAAATATTGGAGAAGTATATGCTGGTTATGAACAACTTCCCAGAAATGGAGAAGAACTTATCATCACCAAAGCTATGAAAGATGTTATGGTTCTTTATAGTTTAGGAATTAATGCTATTGCTCCTAACGGAGAAACATACGCATTTGATCCATTAATAATAAAGAATTTAGAACAGCGGTTCAAAAAAATTTTTATAATGTTGGATAATGATTGGCATAAGCCAGTAGAAGATAATACTGGAATTAATGCCATGAAAAAGTTTACTGAAAAATATCCAACAATATTACCATTAATTATTCCAGACCAATTAAAATGTACAGATATAGCAGAGGTCATGGATGAATATGGTGTTTCATTTACAAAACAAGTACTAAATCATGTTAGAAAAAATTCAAGGAAATTTTCATAAAATTATCGAAGCTTTTCAACAAACAGAGGACTGGAAAAAGTTAAAAGATTTTATTGGCAAAAACAATATTTTGCCGACAAAAGATAAAATTTTTTATGCTTTTGAATTGTGTCCTATGGAAAAAATAAATGTGGTAGTTATAGGGCAAGATCCTTATCATACTCCAGGAGCAGCCCACGGATTGGCTTTTTCTGTCCCACAAGAATATTCTCAAGTGCCGCCGTCCCTTTTAAACATCAAAAAAGAAATTGCCGATGATATCTATGGAACAAAAGATGTAGATATCATAAATAATGATTTATCATATCTTGCTGCCCAAGGGGTTTTACTTTTAAATACATCCTTAACTACTATTCCTGGTGTTGCTGGTGCGCACAAGAAGGAGTGGGAAAATTTTACAGCACATGTAATGAAACATTTGGGGCAACTTGAAAATGTTGTCTTTATGTTGTGGGGAAAACACGCACAAGAGTTAGAAGGTTTTATTAACCATAAAACCAACCTGGTTCTTCGTGCTGCTCATCCATCTCCTTTTTCTGCAAACAAAGGGTTTTTGGGTTGTAAACATTTCTCTAAGGCAAACGAGTACTTAAAAACAAAAAATAAACCAGAAATCGTATGGTAACGATACCAAATACATTGAAAAATAAGGCTAATGAAAAAATAAGGAAATTTCTCCGGAAATATTCTTTATTATTAAAAAAACTACATCCAAACTTGGCTGCTTCTTACAGAAAAGAAAATATTCAAATAGAAGGTAACTGGGCAAAACAGTTTCGCCTTGTACTAGAGCAATATGTTCGAAATGAGGAGGCCGAAAATTGGCAGGATTTTATCCAATTGGTGATTGATCTGAAGTTTCATGATTTGTACAAACAGATTGAAAAAGCAGAGTTGATTTGCTATAAAGAAGAAATTAAACCACCAAAAAAACAAAAAACTAATTTTAATCAGCAGGAAAATATTTTATCTTTATTGTTGACCAAATTCTTACATTGTTCATCTATTGAAGAAAAAGACGAAGTAAGAAAAGAAATGCACAGAGCTTTGTTTTCAATTTTCCAAGACTTGAAAACAATGAGAGAAATTGTGCCAAGTTTAGAACAATATTCAAATTTGGTAGAGCTAAAGATGTCAATTAATAGAATCTCAAAAATGGCCAGCAGAAATTCAGATGAACTTATTTATCTCATACAAAATGAAATCAAAAGAATATCGAGCGTTACAAATCCGATCAAGACACCCATCCCATCGAATCCTTCGCAGAACATCCATTTTAAAACAGGTAAGCCGGGGTCTGTCGGTGATTATTCGAATGGGTTCGACAACGACATTGTCAGTAGACGAAAAGACGTTACAACTGAACCCATTCGAAGGGGTCCAGGCTTGCGCGAACAAACTAGAGATGAAGCGGTTATTTACGAAGTTCCAAGTTCAGACTCCACCTTGGGTTTTTATTCCGAGGAACCTGGCATCAGAACAAGCACTGCAAGTCCTGAAAGAAATCAATGGACGAGAGTTGAACGAGAGTTCTATGCTAGTCTTCAAGACCGTCAATCACTCACGTGGCCGGGGAATGATGCTGTTGGATTGGAACCAAGTCAGGGAATTCCTGACGAAACCAAGGACTAAAGATTACATTGTCGAAAAATTTGTTTCACACACAAAAGAATACCGTATCCATGTGTCTTCTTTGGGCAGATGTTTTTACACCTGTCGAAAAATGTTGAAACAGGACGCTACTGAAAGATGGTTCAGAAATTCCAAAAACTCCGTGTGGATTTTGGAAGACAACCCTCTTTTCGATAAGCCTATTACATGGAACGCAATTGTTCAAGACTGTCTTAAAGCCCTCAATGCTTTAGGTCTCGATACTTGTGCTTTCGACGTAAAAGTAAACAAGAAAGGAGAGTGGAGTATTCTGGAAGGTAACTCAGCACCTTCTTTTGGAGACTGTACAATAGACAATCCCACGATTGTTGCACAAAGATACATAGAAGAATTTAAAGATTTAATAATCGAAAAAAGCAAAAAGTAATGTGCGGAATTTTCGGATATTCGGGGCCGTCCCCCGATTTAGATAAGGTTAGGGTGCTTGGCATCCAAAACGACACAAGAGGGGGAAACGGATGTGGAATTTACATAGATGGGACACTTCACAAATCCGTTACACCCCCGAAATTCGGAGATTGGGTGAAGACCGTCCGTCTTCCCCAACCAACCAAAGTAGGCACAACGTTCGGACATTGCCGGAAGGCAACAGTTGGAGCCGTCTCATTGGACAATACGCATCCATTTGAAATCCGCGGCACCAATAACCGGGTAAAACTGGTTGGTATGCACAACGGTACGATTTCAAACTGGTCGGAACTGTGCGAAAAGCACAACATTGACAGCCACCAAGACATTCAAGTAGACTCTGTTGGTCTACTGTCTTTGTTGGCTCAACTTCCCAAAGGAGACTTCTCAATTTTAGAAGAGTATGTTGGTGCTGCTGCTCTGGCATGGGTTTATTCTTCTAAACCGAACGAGCTGTATCTATTTCACGGGAAGTCCCCGAGATACAAAAACTCTACGATAGAATCGGAAGAACGCCCGCTCTATTTTTGGGATATCTCAAAAGAGAAGAAAGGCGAAGAAATCGTAGACACAGGAAAAGTGGGAATCTACTTCTCAAGTATCAAAGATTCTCTTATGCTTATTGGAGCCTTAGAGAATGAAGTAGAAGATCTCCCGCATAACAAAGTTTTCGTCATTGAAAATGGAAAGATGCGTGAAATTCGGGAAATCAACAGAGCAAAAGCTGCCCAAGAAGAATGGTCAACTACTGGCACTAGTTACGACTACAGCGACAAGAGGACTTATGGCATGGGGGGGACAAATTATAACGACGTTACCAATTTTACTCACAAAACCTATTACCCACCATCCGGAAAAAAGATTCCCGATCCTACCAAGTTTGTTAAGATAATACAAAACAGCGACAAATTTCTTCTGCTCAAAAATGAGCCGGAAATACCTATCAGCAACACGTACGGAAAGGTATACTTTCATAAGGGCTTGTACTGGAGAGCGGGGTTTCCTGTTCATAGTCGTTTTGCTGTTTTTGATTCTTCTATCAATAGCGCCCCATTTATGATGGATATACCGTTTTATGTTGACATAGACGGTACAGTACTTACCATGAAAGAAGGGGCCGCTAGACAGCTTACTCCATACTATTTCTACAGAGGCTACCTGATGGAAAACAGAGAAAAGTATGAGGGGCTTTGTCGGGAGATCGAAAACTTTACTACAGTTAGCGCAACAATGTATAAAACGTGCTACCTAAAACGAGTACATCCAAGACAGTTTGTTGCATGGTCAGAAAGTAGTTACGGTAATAGTACAAACGACGGCAAAATTTTGTTGCCGGATATAACTAAGGTTGAACACGGTAATTGGTGGAACTGCGTAGCAAATGGGGCTGTTTATCCGTTATTCTCCAACAAAGTTTATCATTTTGAAGACGGACAGTTGAATATGATCGAAGAGCGAGAAAGCTACAACGGTCTTATCATTAGTCCAGAAGATTATGAACAAACCGAAGCAACTGATGTGGAAGAATTCGAACAAGCTGCCGCGGATCTTTGTAAAGAATTTACAGAACAGTTGGAGGATTTTATATCTGATAACTACGCGATTTTCGAGTCCAAAGAAGAAAACGATACAGTAATGAGAATGATTGTGTTGAAAAAAATTGTCGAAGGAGTAATTAAATACCAAGAACAATAATGGAAGTAATAACCTTTTTTGGCGGCACTGCGAATAGAACACAGTGCCGCTACATTAAGGGGAGTTTCTACGAAATTGGAAAAGAAGCCTACATGGTAGATGGCCAATGGCACAGAGTTAATAACAGCAAAATTGGGTACGACATGATTTCCAAAGAATGGAGATTAATGGAAAGTATGCCCATAAACTACAAAAAAGTTTTGTTGAACATTGACCCTGTAACAAATATGCCTTACTATGGCTACAGACCGATTGAAAAAGAAGAGGCTTTTCTGTTCGTTACAGTTTCGCGCACCATTCCGGGGTCGAAAAATAACGAAACGGTATCAAAGCACATCGAAGCCTTAATCAATCGTGGCGCCGATTCAGCAGAAGCTGCCCAACAATACCTAGTGTATACGTCGAAAAACAGAAAAGAAACCTTGCCAAGAGATGAGTGGTTTAAGGCTAACTTTTTACCAAAACTGCAAAAAACTCTTGAAGAGTTGGAAGAGTCTGAATACATGAATTACAGTCAAATTCTTTGCGAAGAACAGTTGGCCGTTAAACTTGGTCATGTGGAAGACCCGAAAACCGGGATTTTCTATCAAAAAGATCGTTTGACAAATACAGAAAAGCAAAGAATAAGTAAAATCATGACTTATTCCTTGCAGTACTATGGTCGTGCCTACACAACGGTAGGACACAAAGACGAAGAGCAAACAAGGGAATACAGCGAAATTTACAGCAGAAAGATTTCAGGAAAACCCGCCGACAAAGTATTACAGAAGTTTATTCCTTACACGTTTGGAATTGAACACGAGACCATTCGTGGCTTTATACCGGAACCCAGACTTCCCTGGTTAGGTCTTATTCCTTTAAGGGATGGGTCGCTTGAAACTGGAGATGGGCCCGCCGGAATTGAGTATACATCTGTACCAATGGAGGGGGAATATGGAATTCGTTTATTGCGAAAACAAGCAGAATACCTCAAGAAAAGCTGCGTAGTAAATAACAAATGTGCTTGGCATATCCATTTTTCCGGGTTCCCCAGAACTTGGTCTTATGTTAGCAAACTGTATTCTACATGCAAGTTACTCGAAGATGAAATGTATTCCTTGTTCCCAAGATACAAAAGGCATTCCAGGGAAATCATTGGCTCTCAAAAAGAGTATACGGCTCCTTTGCCCGCTGGATTAGACAGGCCCAGAAACATGTTCAATTATCTTTCTGGAGGAATGGACGAAACCAGAGCAGAATTCGAGGGGCAAAAATTTGAGGGGGAAATAAAGCACATTAACATAAGACACCATCCCAATGGTGATCAAAAATGGAATCGTGCAGCCAGATATCATTGGATAAACTTTGAGCCCATCATTTTTTCTCCGGCGCAAACAATTGAGTTCAGACTTCACACTCCTACGGTTAACTTCCAAAAGATGGTAGCATGGTTACTGATTTGTTCTGCAATTCTACGTTACGCAGAAATCATGCTTGTAGCTCCATTGACAAAAAAACTGTCGTTGGAAACTGTAATCAAAGAAGTAATCGATACCAAATGGCTCCAAGAGTGGGTACTTCGTTACATTGAAACAAGGAAAAGTTGGTTCGTGAATGGAACCGATGAAACAGGAGAGAAAGAAATTGCCTATGATAAAGTCTTTTCTATCTCGACTGTTGGAGAAAAAATATCTGTTGAATGAAAAACAACAAGAGCAGGGGAAACACGTGGGAAAGAACCATCGTGAAGTACCTAAAAGAGTTGGGGTATGAAGGGATCAACACTTGTCGTGCAGAATCTAAACTGCGCGATAATCAAAAGGTTGATATATGTAGTTTGCCTGGGTGGAATATCCAAGCAAAGACCCTTCATACCCCGGTACATCCGGAAAAGATTTTATCTGTAATGCCGGAGGAAGATGCAGTTAATGTCATCTTTTTTAAAAAAACGAAGAAAATGGGAAAAAGATTTATGCCAGAAGGAGAATACGCAATTCTTAATCTTGCAGACTTTTTAGAAATAATGAAAAGTATAGATGAAAAAACGAACAGCACTCATTGATGCAGATGGAATCGCATATAAGATTGCCGCTGCCAATGAAACACTTGACTCATATAACGACATAGAAAATCTGGTTCATGAATATATGAACTTTTTATTTTCTAATACAGAGGCTACACACGCCGTTTGCTTCATTAAAGGAGCAGGAAATTTTCGAAAAGATATTGCTAAAATTAGGCCATATAAAGGAAATAGAAATCCTAAAAGAATAAAATGGTTAGAGGCAGTCTATCATATTCTAGAAAAAGAATATTTAGCTATTGCATCTAATGGAGCAGAGGCCGATGATTATATTGCTTCTTATGCGAAACAGCTAAAAGATTCTAGTGAAGACTATATTATATGTAGTCACGACAAAGACTTAAAACAAATATGTGGTAAACATTTTGATTTAAATGATTTTGATTTTATAGATATAGATGAAAAAGATGCGGCCTATAGATTGTATCTGCAAATCCTATGTGGAGACAGCAGTGACAATATCCAAGGGATTCCCAAAGTAGGTATAAAAACTGCGGCAAAAATATTAGACGCAGGAGAACAGGCACCGAATGGGTATTTGGTTTCTTGTATAATGGCCTATAAAGATTTTTACGGAGAGTCGTGGCCAATGTTATTCGCGGAAAACTATCAATTAGTATATCTACTTAACAACATAGATTTAAGCGAACCAATTGAAAACGGGAAATTTATAGACGTAAATGAAAAACTACAAAACATGGAGGGGGCCGGATGATAATAATTCGTCAACGCTCTTTCTTTTGCCAATAACTAATATGCAATTAGGGGATTTCTATTCTCATAATTTCATAAACACCTTTGTTGGGGATGATGAGTTGGCAGAAGAAACCAAAGATAAAATACTGGTTGTTATTAAACCAGATAATAAAATAAAATTAGAAACATTCATGGAAAATCGAGTAAGAAAGAATAAACTTTACTTATTCGAATACGATATGGATGATTATCTTATTATTGTTTTTGATGTCCCTATGATATGGGGACCAGTACTTTATCTGTTTAAACAAGGAAAATACTCGCAATTCCCCGAAGAGTATAAACAAGCTTATTTTCCAAAGATAAGCCCCATTACTAAAAGGGAATCTTTAATCCATAAAATATTATACAAACATGAGGATGCTTTCCGTTTCCTTGAAATGAAGTATGATATTGTTATTCCAAGACATCAAGAAGCATGGTCAAAACCACGCTGTCATGAAGAAATATTTAGATTTAACGAAAACAATTCAATACTATGTTGGACCAAGAATTAAAAAACTTTGTGTTAATACAACTTGAGGGATTGCTTGGGAATCAATTCGTCCCTTTTGCAAACCACGGTAGCCATAACTATAGAAACGGTGTGGCGCATACAATAACACGAATCAACGGCAGAGGAAATTCTGTACGTGGATACAGGGAATATGCAGAGGAAGAAGGCAATGCCATCAACCTCAATGAAGAGGCCCGCCTTGTTTACACAGAAAAGGGTGTGGATAATATCCTGAAAAACATTAACATTGTTAAAAAAGAGCTGGTCAAATTGGAAGAAGAATTTCTTTCCATAAAAGAAAAGGTCAAAGAAAAAGGGGTATATGACCCCAAAACAGAAAGGCTCGAAGAAATGCTGGTTCTTTTGAGGGAAAAAAACACAGACCCAGCCATTATTGTGGACAAACTGTTGAAAGCAGTAAATAGTGGCTGGTAATGGGGCAAGAATACGGTGTATTTGTAACTAAAGACGGCAAATCTTGGGGGATGTATTTCAAAGGCACTAATGCTTATCAAGCTGCTATGAAAAATAGGGTTTTGCTTTTCAGTTTTGGAAAAAAAACCGGAGACGGGATGCTTTGGCAAAACATGCCTTTTTTAACAAGAATTATTGCCGAAACATTTAAGCCATGAGAAAAGCATTTTTCATTTCAAAAAAAACTGTCTTGACGTACATAGAATATGATTACAAAGGAAGAAAACCAATTCCCACAGTTGAGGTTCTTCTGTTTGAACATAATTGTGAACGTCGAGAGGCAAGAAGAATAAAGGGAATCATTTTTGAAGCAATAAAAAAGGGTGCTCCTGTTTAGGGGCACCCTTTCCTTTCCGAGTCATATAAAAAATTTAAATGACCGCTATTTATCAAACAATTGAACTCCTGAAGAATAAATTTTATGTGCTTGAGTTGTGCCGGGTAAAAACTGCGCCGTTTCTCTAAGAATTCTAGAGTCTCCAGAGTACACACCAGATTTAATTTCATCTTCTCCTAACATTAATTTCCAAGTGGCATCCATTAGTTGTGTTGCATCACTGAATAATGACATGGCTGGAATTGGCCTCTTGATAAGCGTTTCCATCGCCGACGGATTAGAGTAAAACAAAATGTCTGTTTGAACTCTAAGTAATTCATTAATCATAATATTCGTAAGGAAACTTCTGTCGTCATCGTCTTCTCCTTCTGTAGCATGTTTCAAAGCGGCTAAGGCTATTGTTGCAGTTATAAGAAGTAAAGTTTCATTGACGTTGGCAGATAAGTTTGCATAATCTACATCATCAAACTTATACTGTTCACCCATAAAAACTCCCTGCTGGTCTGCCTTTTTAATTACATGGCCTAACAACATTCTTCTAACTAACTCTCTACCCATCAGCATACTTTGCTTTGACCAATCTAGTCCTGTTCCATTAGCATAAGCAAATACACTAAAACCACTGCGATAACGCCCTTTTCTTTTATAACCCAAAGAATAATCCTCGTACTCTTTACCAAATCTATTGAAAAATCCTTCAAACATCCAGGTTCTAAATTGCGCTAACAATCTGCCTATAGAAGTTTTCTTTACCATCAACGGAGATTCTGGGTCATAGTTACCGTGGGTTTTCTTAATGGCCTGGTCTATCCTTACTTTAAAATCAAGAATAAAGTCTCTAGGCTCTTTTCCAAACTCAGCAGTATTCCATTTCCCATCATTTCCAAAAGCTTCCCACATTGGCCTTTGTTTACCATTATTATCAGTAATGGTTTCTTTCAACATCATAGCAATCATTACAGGGGCCTGGTTAATATACTCGCTTCGTTTTTGCATCTGGTAAGGACTAAGAAAACGCAGTCTGTTTATACCTAAAAGGGACTTTGAAGTAGCTTTATACATTTCATCAGAAGCATCCTTTAAAACATCCATTCTGTCCATAAGATTTCTAATCTTTAAAGCAGTAGGATGATTATATGAATTGAATGAAAAGTTTCTTAAAACACTTCTCATTACCATTGCCATAGCTTTTTTATATTCTTGTTCTCCAAATAGTCGTCCGTCTCCAGCCTCAATAATATTTGAAACAAGACCAAAACCCATGTTAGCTATACCAGATAAAATGTTCCATCCCATTGACTTTAACTGCATCCAACGAATAGCACCATTGACCACACCAGAACCAGTAAGAACCCCACCAAGATATTCTAATTGGCCCTCAAGAATTTTCTTGTTACTATCATAAACAGACTTAATCATTAAGCCGTTCTTATAGTCTTCTTCGTTTTGAGTAAGAAGAGTTTCGATTTTTTTCTTTTGTGCTAACTCTTCACTAGTTAACAATTTCTTTTCACTCTTAAGTTCTACGTCTTGTTCGCGTAAACCATAAAACCTACGAAGAGCAAAATCAAGCATGTTTTTATAGTTATCTAGGCCATCCTTTACAGCTAACTCTCCAGCAGTATTATGTAATGGTGCACCAGAAGAATTAGTATGCACTTCTTTTCTGGTTTGAAATTGTTGCTCAAGAAGTTTAACATAGTCTTCTATAGCTGCTTTATGGTGAAAAGAATAAGTAGTAAAAGCATACAGTTTAAGAATCTTACCCAAATCAAACGACTTGTTTTGTGCCATTTCATGTAAGATGTCTTTTTCCAAGGCTTTCTTTTCCAACACATTAGGAACACGTTTGTTAGTAAGTTGAAACTCAATAACAGCCGTTTTCATTTTTTGTTCTACCTCTGCTTTATGATTAGACATCATATGAAAACGAATATTTTTTTCGTCTTCTCCAGTAACAGGATCAATATCAGCAGTACTTGTGTCAGATAAATCTTCACTACGAAGAATCTCTTTCATTGAATCCCATAATCCAATAGCAGCTAACTTGCCAGAATTATCAGAGCCAAGCTTTTCCACTAAGGTTTTTTTAATTGTAGGAATAGTATTCAAACGAATGTTTCTTCTTACGTCATGGGGCAAAAGAGCGTTCAATTGGTAAAGAGTTTCTGCCATAAAATCATAGAACTCAAAAAGATCATTATCCTTTTCTATAATTTCAAAGTTAGGATCATACCATTTAGTTTTTGCTCCTGTGGCACCATATTTTTTAGGTACAGCATAAGTTCTATGTTGTCCTTGGATTCTTAATTTATTTCCCTTATGGTCTAAAATAATCTTATTATCTACTACTTTTGCTGCCGCCCAATAAGGAGAGTTGATTTTATCCCACTGGTCCATTAACTCGTCTTTTTCAGCAATAGTTGTTATCGGGTCACTATAAATACGGTCTTTGGCTAATTCATAATCAAACTCAAATTCCTCTACTTTCTTTTCCAGTCTTGCGATTAACTTGTCGTATCCCTTTTGTCCAAGAGCTTCTAATAAATCTTTCTTGTGTGTATCAACATCAACAGCAGTAAAAATTTCATTGTTATAACGATAAACACCGGACTTTTTAGTTTTAGGAAAAAGCTTGCGAACATCAAACATGATTTCGTTATTTCTTCTCCATCTAAAATAAGCGTCCCAATGTTTAGGTTTGTTTGTTGATTCCGCTACTCTAAGTAATTTATCTTTTTCATCAAAATAATCTACAGAATAGCGCATCACCATATCTCCAGTCTCTTTTCCGTTAGAGTCTTTTTGTTTAAAGATAGAGTAAATATCTTTAGAGTTAATAGCCATCAACTTTGGACGAATCTTTTCTACAAGCTCATCGACCTTTTCATTAATACTTGCAGAATCCATTCTTGCCTTTGTACTCTGATTTTTAATAGCAATGGCTAAAGACTGAAGCATAGGGTCTTTTGTTTCCGCCAAAGAAATAACTTGCCCCATAATGCTGCCTATATCAGTAATAGCTTTGTAAATATCAGGAGTATTTAAAAGAGTGCCTGTATGTTTTTGTACAAAACCAGTAATAACATCTTCCTGGTATTCTCTAAGTAAAGCAGAATAATGATCCATTCTTTGCTTATAATAAGCAAAGCCGTTTACCCAGTTTCCAGAAACACTTTGATAGCCATATTTTAATCTATCAGACTGCAACTCAATATCATCAAATAAGATATGAGATTCTCCATCAGATAAATTAAAGTCACCTGCTTTTTGCCAGAATCGCATAATTCTTTGTAGATACGCAATTGTACCAACATCCATAGTTGGTTGCTTAAAGGCCCCTTCTACTTCTTTTAAATGCTCTTCAGCAAAATTTAACAGCGTTTCAAGATCTTTTGTTTTAGACAGTGCTTTAAGATTTTGATCTATATTTTCAATCTGATTGTATAGTTTTGCAATCTTAGCATCAATATTCTTTACGCCTACTTTATTGTTTGCAGCTTTTGCGTCTTTTTTCTTTTGGAATTCTTGGCTTAATCTTTTATACAGTTCGCTTTTTTGTTTCTTAAAAGTTTCTCTTAAAGCGCCAAAACGATTCATTTTAGAAGAAGAAACGATAAGATCATCATACTCATATTCTCCGTCTCGATCAAAAGCTCCTTGAATTTTTACTACATTATCTTTAAGAACAGGAACTTTATATTTGATCCCAGTAGGAGTTTGTATTTTTATTGGATTACCCAAAACAGGCAAATCAAATATCCTGTTTATCTTTTTAATTGACAATACTCCTTGGGTATAAGAATTACTTCCAGATGCTTTTTGATTTACATAATAGTATCCTTTAGCATTATTCTTTCTGATACCTTGTTTTGCACTAACAGCTTCATCAAGATAATGTTGCACAGTTCTATTGACGTCGATTCTTCCTTCTTCATTAAAAACAGGAGGAAGGGTAGTTCCGACTACCCCATCAAATTCTCCTCTTTCAAGTAACTGCTGCATTTCTTCAGCAGTATATTCTTTACCATTGTATGTATATGTACAAGCCATTAGTTACATTTTTTACTTATAATACCCTCTTTCATTAAAAGTTCCAGCTCTTTCATCATTGTCATTTGCATGTCAAGTCGTTCTGCGGCCTCTTGTTTTTTAACCATGGCTGTGTCGTATTCTGCTAATAAATCAGGTCTGTTTTTTGCTAACCACGGACGGGGGTTAGAAGTTACTGGAAAACCCATAACTTGTGGTAATTCATTATGAGGAATAAACACTTCTTCATTTTTAAATATTAATCTCAAATGACCCCTTTTGGTTCCAGAAGCAACCATATCATCAGAAACATCAACAACCTGCTCTTTATTTTTATTGCTTAACATAACCAATTGCGACTTAGTTGTTTGATAAAACTTGCCAGTATTAACCCACTCTTTGCTGAAAACAACATTACCAGGAATAGGACCGGCTTGTATAAACATATCCATCATTTCCAAACCTGTGTAACCGTTTAAAGATTTAGTTTCAACATTTCGATAAGCAACTTTAAAACTTTTATCTGGATTGTTCTTAGCTGCGGCATATAGCTTTTTAATGTTGTTAACAATTTGTTGAGGAGGGATTGACTTAAGTCCCTTATTATCCTTTACTCGTAAATCTTTTGTGGGTAACGCATAAGCATTGCCTTGTAACCCCTCTCCTTGCCCATACTTAGCACCAAACTTTTCAACAGCAATTTTAGCTGCGCCAGCCCCGTGCCTTCCTTCTGGATTACTACCAAAAACAAAAACTGTCTTAGCATCAGGAATTATATCTCCTTCATAGTATAAAACATTTGGATCAATATTGGCAGTAACTTGAGGTTGAGAATTAAACAACTCTCCAAAGGTATTATAATCATTAACATCCTTTGCTACAGCGTCAACAGCTTCGTTTCCTTGAACACCAGAGTGGCCTCTTACCCAATAATAAGAAACTTTACCCGGCCTCTTCATAATCTCATCAACCAACTTGTCAGCAATAATCCTAATGTTATTATCTCCAGCAAAGTTACCTTTCGAGAAAGCTTCATTACCATAGATTTTTTTATCTAGAAGAGCCTTATCAAGTTTAACATACTGGGAAACTTTTTGATGAATTTCTTCTTGCTGTTTTGGTGTAAGAGTTTTCCAAAAATCTTTATAACCTTTTTCCGAAAGATGTGTGTTGTCAGTAACTCTCATTATAATTCTGGAAAGAATCCAAAGTTGAACACCTTCTAAGTCTTGGTAGATTTGTACAAACTCGAAAGAAGGAGTATTCTGAATAGCTACAAGAGAACCATAAAGTTCCATAACACCATTAGAAGGATCGCCTTTTATTTCTTCGCCAAGTTCTTTAGACATCTTTTCTAAACCGCCCTCAAACTTGTTGTAGTGGCCTGAGATCGAATGTTCTTTATCCCCGTGCTTCAGATATACACCGAAGCCTAATTTGCCCGCCTGCTTAATATCAGAGCCATCTACGAAGACCTGAAGAGGTTTATCTGGGGAACTAAATCGTGCTTGTGTTTGAATTGGTTGTTTTTGTTCTGGCTGCTTAATGTTTGCTTCGATACGACTCTCAATAAGAGTTGTAATATCCTTAACAACATTTGCAGAAACTTCATCAGAGAAAGTGATGCCAATAGCCTTCAACAAGTCACTAATCAATTCTACAAACTTCTCAAACAATCCTTTGTCATTTAACTTTTCTTGGAAAGCAGGAGAAGTCATTCCTAAAGCAAAAAATTCTCTTAAGTTATGGGCACCATAAAGTGCACTAGCCTCTTCTCTGGTTAAGTTATCCCCATTCGTTTTTATATAAGCCTTGACATCGGTATCTTGTGATAACCCATATTCATCAAGAACAGCTTTCCTATATGTTTCTTGAAGTTTACTTAATCGAGCTATAATCGTTTTTTGTTGTGCCGTTAACTGATTTGGATTAATCCTATACTTATGTATGAGGTCGGTAGTCAAGCCATGGGTTAATTCATGCAGAACAACTTCTTCCAGCATACTTCTATTTTCTGCTTTGGAAGCATTGATTATAATGTTAACCTTATTATTAGTGCCATAAGTAGTTCTGGCAAGATATGGTGCTGTCGGATCATCAATAACTGAAATAGACCACTCAATACCTGTCTTATCAATAATATCTAAAATATTTTCAGCATACTCACGATAACCAAGGTTAGTTGTAAGAGACTTAATATTTTCAAGAACATCTTTGATTACAGGTAAAGACCCGTCCCCCAATTCCAGTTCTTCTATCAACTGATTATAGTTTGGTTCCGCACTGGGAGTTATAGCTTTAATAACTTTTGCGGGTGCGGGAGCTTTTTGACTATTTCTTACTTTCTTGGCATCTTTAAGTCTAGTGTCATTATTAACAACAGAAGAAGACTCTGTGTTCCAAGAGTATTCTCTTATAGAGGCCACGTGTTTTTTACCTATAAATCTTGTGCCAAGAACGGGGATTCTTTCATATTCATTACCACCAACATAAGCAAACAGATGCCATCCTTGGGGGACATCTGGATCTTTAAAAGAAATAAATTCAGTTAGCCATTCTCCGCCTTCTCTTTCAACAGTATATTCTTCCAGTTGATCTGGATTTATAGCAATAAAGTCTACCTCTTTTAGTTTAGTAATAGGTTGTTGTTTTCCTTCTGGAGTAACTAAATTAAAATGTTCAACTTCTCCCCTAGTAATACTACCAGGATTATGCTGTACGAATTGTTTTGTATATTTGCTATACTGATATGGATTTTCTTTTTTCATTACAACTTCCACATCCTTGCTATTAGCAAATGTAATTTTATTCATCGCTTCAGCAAATCCTATCTTTTGCAGATATTCTACAGGAATATACTTTACATATTGAGAAGCTTCTTGTAAGCCACCAGTCATATAAGCATAAAGAATTAACTCCCTACCCAAGTCCTGGGTAGTCATTGTCTTTCCATTAAATTCGCCAATTGGAATTGGATGTACAAGCAACTCCATGAAGGAAGCATACAGATTTAGTTCATCATAGTTTTCAGCAGTTGCAGCATTGAACGTAACAGTACTAGGTAAATCTCCTTTTCCAAGTCTTGGTCTTAATCTATTTAAGAAAGCATTATTCTTGAAGAATTCCTGATCTTTAGATGCCAACAATATAGCCGCCAAAGAATAATGTTCAAACGTATCCTCTCCGGTTTTTACATCAAATAAAAGCCTGCGCCTTTCTACACTAGCTGATTCAGTACCAAGATTAAGGGCAGCCGCATTTGAAAACAGATAGGCTTTCAAGTCTTTCCAAACTTTTTCATAGTAATCTGCCTTTGCTTGTGGCGGAAGATTCATTTTACCAGTAACCTGAAGAATCTCTTCCATCTGCACTTGAATAGCATCTTGGTGGAATGGGAACAATTGTCTCCACAATCTATTATTAAGCAACAAAGCATTCTTAGTTGCATGACCATTGATAGTATTAAATTGAACATTTACATGAGCACCAAATCGAGTATAACGCCCAAGTACAGTATGCCCGTTAACTATAGGAGAAACATCTAAAGAATAAATAGACTCTTCTTTAGTCATACTAGAAAATATTGATTTGCCAACACCAGCAGAGTCGGTATTGATAGCAGACTGAATCTTTTTCAACTCTATACCATATGGTTGAAGGAAAAGAAACTTAGCAAGAAGAGCCGCCTGTTTCTTTTTATAATCAGGATAAGCTTCCCCCTGTTCGATCATTGCCATCATTTCTGCTGACCCAATATTATCAGACTGCTCTACTAGTTTATCAATAATCTGTTGCTTTTCTTCTGGACTGGCTTTTAAGAACGCTTGTCCATAGTATTGTCCAAATAATTCATTTCTCACTCTTATTGCAGCCCCAACTTCATATTCTTTCAAAGAGTTGGTCGCCTTACTTAGTTTGTCTACATACTCAAAAATAATATCTTGGGAAATAAATGGGGCAACAACAGATTCATCAAAACCAAGTTGATTAAGGATACGAATAACATCATACGTGTAGTTATTCACATTGATCTTATCCATGATCTGTTCCTTCTCATTATCCACAGCAGCCGACTGATAAGCAGCAATTACATCAGACTTATAACGTTTAGTAGTACCAAGAACATATTTACCAGATAAATCACCGCTCGATCTAATATTACCAAACACAATTGGCATTGGTGGCAAACTTTCCTCATCAAAAATAAACTGCTCAGTTAAATAAATTTGTTCACCAGAAACAGCATAAGCATGTTGCATTACGGAGTTAAGAACGGAGTCAAGTGAAAATACACCGACACCGCCAACTCTACCAGCCATAGCATTGATAAACTTTTGCTTTTGATATGAATCAGAAAGAGGAGAAAATATTTTATCACTGTGTTTTCTAGCTGCTCTAGCAGAACTAATTTTTGCAGCAAGATCTTTTCCGCCTTTTAAATCACCATAAGCAAGAGGGGCATGAATTTGTTGCTGAACCACATCCCTTGGATCTGACATTACTTCAAAGTGAATATCAATAATGTCATTCTGAATACTCTTCTTATAATTACTGATTTGCTTAACAATATCTTTTCGAAGTAATTCGGCTTCAACTTTATCTAAACCAGCTTCAACAGCAGCATTAATATAATCCATCAAGAAATCTCTTGATTCATTAATACCCATATTGTATTTAAGAAAATCACTGAACCTATTAATTTTAAATGTCCCCTCTTCCCCATTAAACATGTGAGTATAGAAGTAATCATTTAAATCAACAACAGAGTTTGCCTTTTCAACTAAACCTTTTATTGGATCAGCAAAAGAAGCCTTCTTAATATAAGGAGATTTTTCTGCCTTTATAGTTTTAATTTCTTCTATTAATTGTTTTCTTCCTTTTATTGTTTCGGACATTTCTCCAATCTCATCATACAGTTTATTTATTGCATCATAGATTTTCTGAATTTCTCCGGATTTATTCTTATTGAACTGAATTAATACTTGCTTTAAAGCTTTTGCATATTGAATTTCTTGTTCATCCTTAATCCACGCACCAAGATGTTCGGCACCAGCCTTTTCATTTAAAGAAGAGGCGTTAATTCTTTTAAGTTTGGCAATATCATTATCCATTAAGTTTCTAGCATAAGCCTTCAACTTAATAAAGTCTACTTTATCTGGATTATAAAAAGAACCGGTACCAACCACATTACTAAAGAATGCTCGGAAAGATGTGAACATTCTATCGCCAGCCTTGAACCCAAGTTCAGGAACATATAAGTCTGAATTAATAGATGTTATAGAAAGAATTTTTTCCTTCTTTAATTTACCAAGAGTTGCTTTAAAATAATCTAGCTTATCATAAGCCTGTTTGAGTTTGCCGTTTTCTTTTGAGAATATTTCCTGATTATCATCAATCAAAGTTCTCAACTGAATATTTAGCAAATCCAACTTATTCTGAGATTGTTCACTTAATGCCGAGTAATTTGTATGATGCATATACAAGTAAACCTTATCTACGTCAAAGTCAGAACCCATCTGTACAACAAGTTCTTTTGGCGCCACAATCATGTCACCATGTGCTTTAGGCAAAAATCCAACTATTTCAAAATAAGCCATAGAGTTATGGCCTTGAGTTGGAATACGGAAACCAAATGTTTTTAAAAGCTCCTTATCAAATTTAGTTGTGTCAAGAAACTTCTTACCATTTTTTTCTACGATAAAACTATCAATCTTTAATGCTTTACCATTATTGTCCAGAAATTTAAAGGGCATAAGAATTTGCCCAGGTTTAAATTCTCCGTTTTCTACACGCATTGGCTGTAATCCTAACATTGGATCAAAACCTTCTACAAAAGTAATGTCTGGAGAATCTTTCATGGATTCCCACTCCTTGAATTTAAAACCTTCTTCAGTTGCAAGTACGAGAGATTTCCCCGGGAAAGTCATCTTTCTCACTCTATTATCTACAATACTATTTAATAAGGCTTGTATTCTATCTGAAGAACTAGACGCCCAAAGAGGCATAACAAAAGAACCGTCGTCTTTAATATCTAAAGCATAAATATCATTTAAAGGATAGTTTCTTTTTACAGCTTCATCTATAAGTAAGTTTCTCAACTTTCTTACATCTATTGTACCGTTATTATAACCAAGTTCATATTCCAAATCTCTCGCGGCTAATTCAAAAAGCTTTTGATAGTTTTTATTATACCTATCAAATTTTTCTTTCATTCCCGGAAGATCGAGAATATTGTTGAATAACAACTTCCTTTCTTGTGTACCAACATTAATTTCTTTCTTGTCTGCATCGTAAGGAATTTCTTGCTGAATTCTTAAACCGGCCCTAGGCAAAGTACGAACAGCCAGGTGCAGTTTTTCTGAATTATTGGAAAGGTCTGCTATAACTTCAGAATCAAAGCCACCTTCAGGTTTAACAAGTGTAGGCATATTCTTGTTAGAAGGAGCCCCCACTTTTGCAGCAGTAAGAAAAGCAGCACGATCAATACCATTCTTTTCCATAAGAATACGCAGCTCATCTAATTCTGTTCCTTTCACCATTGAAGGGGAAAGAGCAAAAGAAGATGATTTAATATACACGCGCCTGTCAATATTATTATCAAGGTCGATAACATTATTTACATAAACCGGCTTTAATGGTTGAAACACCAATGATTTGAACAACTTATAATCATCTTCTGAGACAGACTTTTTAATAGCCTCATCATAGTAATGATTACCATTTGCAATCTCTTTGTCTATTACATTTTTAATAGTGTTATACAAAGCAACAGGCATTTTACCTGTATGCCTTAATATATACATGTGTTCAGTTAAAGTAGTAATCTCCTGTGCATCAGTAGAAGCTATTTTACGATAATCACCCGCAGCAGCTAACCCAAGTTTTTCAAAGAAAGCAGCAACAGTTGAGGCCACTTTTCTGTCTTTTATAAACAACTGTTTAAAACTATTGTTCTCTTGATCGTTAAGATCATAACCGGGGGCCATGTCACCAGCAAGACGTTTACCAACGTTTAAGAAAGTATCACCAACCATAGCTATTCTTTCTTCATCAGTAAGCCTATTTCTAAAAACAGACTGGTCAATTTCTTCTGGTGTATATAAAGACTCGGTATCTTTAGCCAGTTGTTCTCTTCTTCCCTTTAAAACCCCAGATTTAAAAAACATTGCTGGATCACCAATAACCATTTGATACATATTGGCATTAGCAAGTAAATAGTTAGCCACATAATCTGTTGCCGCATATTTAACTTTATCAAGTCTGGTTTTAGCTAATGGGCTCATTGTAGAGTTCATATAAGCTAAATCCATAAAAGCAGGAGGAGTTTCTTCATCTATATAACCTATACCCAATTCTTTCCACTCTTCCATTTTTTCTTCTACCAACTTAGTAACGTGATTCTTAATCACTTCCTTCATGATAGAAACATATTCCGGTTTTTCTAAAAGATCAGATTTAAGGGTTCCATCTTCGTTAAACAACGCGGAAACATTATTCAACTCAGGAACCATATAGAACATAAACCAACCCTCTTCCATACCAGCGTCATTCACTTTACCGCCTTTAGCTTGATAGTAATGTATACGATTAATTTCTGGAAGAATCATTTGCTCATACAGCAGATCAACCATATTCTGATCTATTGTGCCGTCTGGAGTAATATTAACTTTAGTCTTGATGGCTTCTACAAGCATCATGGTTGTCTTATCAGACATAGTTGGATACATGAAATAGACTTTACCGTTTCCTTTATTTTGAAAAGCAGTAATCTTAACTACTTCATGTTCAGCGCTATCCGCTTGTTTCATTTCAGGGCCATCAAAACCAAACTTTTGTTTGATTGCCTCCAGACCCATATAATGTAAATCGAAAGCATCCATAAATGGGGTTTCTGGCTTTTCAAGGTCTGGGTTGTTTTTCTTTTCTTTTTGCCATTTATCCAAAGCATTGTGATCAGCGTATAGTTGATCAAGCCAAGAAGAATTCTGACTAAAGCTAATGTTGCTTAAGGCATCTACTATGCTTATATCTGTTTTCAAGTCCCTTACTCTTTTAACATTATATTTGTTAAGAGCATGAGAATAAACAGTTTCATTACCAGTTCTATGTGAATTGGATAAAACGTAAGAGGAATATTTCGCCTGAACTTCTGCTAATCTTTTAAAGGCAGTTTCAGCCAATGGGTTGTTTACAGATATAGGCCTGTCTCCACGAACTTTAAAATTCTCATAAAGAAGTCTAAATGCACCGCCTTTATTTTTAAATAGGCCAATAAATTTTCGCGGGGGCCACCCAACTATTTCTGCCCAAGCTTTATCGTCAAGAGTAATACCAACTTCTTCTAACCATTTTCTTCCTTCGGCTCTCATTTTTGGAAGAGAATTGGCATCACGAACAGCAAACCCCTTTTCCGGATTAATCCACTGTTCGTATTGATTCATCAACCTATTAGTAATCCTTGGATCAAGAATTAAGTCCGCAGGATCATTTGGATCGGGAACAGTAATTTTATTGTTGATAAAGTTATCATACCACCCATCTTCTATTTGTCTTGCTATAGCATTTGCATTAGCATCATAAACAGAAAGATCATAACTACCATCTTTGTTCTGACTCCACATAATAAATTTCATGGAGACATAATGCTTAGACATAGCAACCACAAACTCTGTCTTTACTTCGTCAGAAGCATTGTCAAGTCTGTTGATGACATTCTGTAACCAGGGGTAGGCCTTTCTAAACTTTTTCAGATGTTTCACCATCTGATCGTAGTCTGCCCTTTGTCCAGACAAAAGAGAAATAAGAGTATTGTAAACAGTATCAAATGGTACTCTTTCCACCATATCAGCCGTATATGCTTTCTTTGGTGCAATAGTGTTATTAGGAGTTATATAAGCATCCTCAATAAAATGGAAAAATCTTCTTAATCTACCAGACATTGTAACTTTTCCGTCGATCTTGAAAGTAGCGTTATCTTCATAACTGCGTTTTTCCATTGATGCCGTATCGTCCAACTCTGTTTCAGATTCTTCTACAGTAATAATATTTAAAGCATTAATTTTTTGCTTGGCTAGTCCTGTTAATTGATCAAAGTTTTTAAGGATCTTTTTTATTTCAACAGCTTGTGCTGCATCAGTATCTCTTACTTCTGAAAGTTTTGCACGGAAATAATCTTTTAATTTTCCAAATAACTCTTCTTCAGAATACTTTTTTTGTTTTCCTTCAATAACATTCTTTACTACAGCATCAGCCATAAAATCCACAACAACCTGTTGTTTTGCAACACCAAGATCGGGTATAATTAACTGTGCTAAATTAGTATGTTCTAATTCTTTTTGTACCGCGTCTGACATGCTTGGGAGCATATCATCTGCTTGCATATCCATAAAACTAAGTACAGACTCAATGGAAGGTTCTGAATAAACAGTCAGTCCATCGACCTGTTCTTTTGTCCAATCCCCACCAATATAACCCATAAAGGAGGGAGAATAGGATAACGTGTAAGCAGCATTAGCCGCCGACACGTTACCTTGAAAATGGTCTAACAAACCAGCAAATAGTTCGCTTTGAACTTCTTGCCCAGCATATCGACCATGCGTAGGAGTAAATACTTTACAATTCATATTTTACATTTATTATTTACTTTATTCCTTGTTTGCCCCATAACAATCATATCATCTTCCCAATCAATCATTTGCTCATCAGATGGATTTAATCCTAAATCTCCAAGAATATCACCTGATTTTGTCTGTATTTCTTCGTCTGGAAAATCTGGGTCAGGATTTTCATTATCCTCATTCATTGCCCACTCTCCATCATGTTCATTTACCCATTTAATGAAAGCGTTTATATCTGCATCAACATCAGGATTAATTCCCATTTCATTTGAATATTCGATGTACTGGCCAAAATCTCCAACAGATTTATATCTGAGGGTAGAATAGTATCTATCATCTGGAAAAATTAACTCTTCTTCTTGTTTCGCCAATCTTATCTCTGCTAATCCCCTTTCTAAAAAGATCTGCCTGGCGGCTTCTCTCTGAACAGCAGTATACTCACCAAGACCATCAACAATGTTAGTAATCTCTTTATCAGACATACCAATCATGTTGTTCATTTCTTTAGTAACCTTGGTTCTATTTGCTTTCGTGTCCTTAACAAACTCTAAACCTTTGAATGCCTCTTTAATTGTTGGGGGAGCAACATCGGGTTCAACACTTACTTTCTGGGTAGTGGTTGGAGTAGAAGTCTCCTCTTCCATTACCACCTTATATTCAATAGAAGGTTGATAAACAAAAGTAAAAGTGTTTCCAATTTGTACTGGTCTTAATCTTGTTTGTAATCCCATTTTGATGAAATCAACATAGGAGCCGTCCTCATTTAATTTCTTTGTAAAAAGTTTACCTTCATTCGTAGTAATAAGAACGACAGGGGATTTTTTGTTTTCAGTTAATCGACTGATAGAAACATTCAATTTCATTGCCTTAATATGATCTATCAAAAGAGGGCGAAGAGTTTTCTTTACTTCCGCAGGAGTTTCTTTTGATATAGAAAACGTTTTATCTGCACCACCAACAGCAAAATCAACAGAGTTACCACTAAAGTTTACAAATCTATGTGAAGAACTTAGAGACTCTCCAGCAGTCTTTACAAAAGCATCTAACGGAGACATAAAGCCCCTTTCTTTAAAATCATCAAAGATTTTGTCTGGAGTAAAATTATATAAGAAATGTCCAAGATAAGCATAAAGGCCGGCTTCGGTTGTAATATCAATCCCCATAACATCAATAATCTCATCAATATATGCCTGTATATTAGCATCATATTCTCCTTTATGAGTTGCAATAAAGATTGCATTTACCAGAGCCTCTGCCGTTTCGTTATCTATATTTCCAGGCCTTAATGTAAAACCATTCCAACCCCCTTTAGATGGCACAAACAAATAAGGAATACCAGGATAAAGTTTCTCTTCATTATTGATTTTTTTAACATCAGTAACATTGTGTCCAACAATATTACTTTCTTTCATAATACCAATCTTTAACGAATCATTATTTTCAGAAGGGACTAATTCCTCTAGAGTTTGAAAATCTTCTTCTATTTTAAATACGCCACCATATTTATCTGTAATAACGATTTTCTTAGCTCTGCCTGCTAAAATATTTCTTCTAATATCCATTAACTTTTGAGCGTCTTCCTGCATACCAGCGGCGTCGTTAGCAACACGAAGATTGTTAATAAACTCAATATTATGAAGATAAGCAATCACTTTACCATTGTGCTTTACAGCAATAGGAACCATTGCAGTAACAACATCGTTTGCATTGTCAAACCCAAAATGTTTTGCATAACGGTCTTTGTTGTTTTTAATTTCTCCCCAAGTAGTTGTTTCATTCACTCCACCAGGAAGATAAGTTGGCACGTTATTATCATCAACAACCTCTAATTCAAACTCTGCTCCAGGATATATAATACTATTATCGAGAATAGTTTCATAGTCATCTATAAATTCATCTGTATCTACTCTGAAAATCTTACCGCCTTCTACACCAGGAACCACATCTGCATATACTCTATGTAAGTAAGCAAGAAAATTGTGGGCTGTAAAATGTCTGGCATAATCAGCTTCATAAGGATACTGTGTAAGTTTAGGACTATCTTGTAATCCTTTTTCAGCAGCCTCGTCGTAATATTCTTCACCAGCCAAAAGCTTTTCCTCTGTTAGCATAGATTCAGGAATAGCAGCATCATATACTGTATCTACATTTTCAAGTAATTGCGCAATCTCTTCATCAGATAAATAAATATCTTCAAACTTAATAGCTGATACTTGAGCGGCTACTTCTTGGTCTATTTGAAAAGTTGGAGCATAAAAAGATTTGATATAAGGAAAAATCTTTTCCATTACTTTTTTGTCTACAGTTTTAGAGATTTCTCTCATTACTGCATAGAAAGCTCCTGGGCTATTAAAATCGTAATCAGGATTATCTTCTAAGATAAGCTCTGCTGTCTTTTTAAACAGTTCTGTAGAAGCTTGCATAACTTGTAGCTTCTTGGCAGAACTCATGACAGCAGCCATATCATCTCCTTCCTCATTAATAAGGTTAAAGATTTCCATAGCAGATGAGCGAATACCGGCTTGTTGAGCACTTAGATCATTACCCAAAGAAACAACAGTTCCTTTTTGCATCAATACCCATTCTCCATCTTGATTTACATATTGAGCAGGGGAAACAACTTTAAACTTATCACCGTTTGTGAGAGGATCTTTTATGTCAAAAGCCTGTCCCAACGTATTAAATTCTTCTGTATAAGTATAACCATCGACAGCATTATCAGAAGGATAAACGTACATGAGATTTCCTTCACGAGTTCCAGTATAAGGCATTTCATTACCAGGAATTGTTTCTTGAGTTGTAATAGAACCATCTGGATTAACGTAGGCAAAAGAAGTCTTAATCTCTGGTTCAGGAGAAACTTCTTTTTCCTGCTCCAACATCGCATCAATATCTTCATTTTTTGCCTGATTTGTTACAACAGGAGCTTCTGTTTTAGGTTCGGCAGGACTCTTTTTTGTCCTCTTCTTCTTTGGTTTTGGAGCCGGTTCTGGGGTCGATGGAGTTTCTGGTACTATCTCTTCTGTTTTTTGCTCTTCTTTTCGCCACCTATAAGTCATTATCGCATAAGATCCAGTTCCAGAATAACTAAAAACTTTACCTTTAATAATATAAGCACCCTCTTCTTCATCTTCTATTTGGTAAACAGTACCATCTAAAACAACAGAATCGCCAATTTTTAAGTTGCGCGGCAATTTTCTATCCGGGGAATTGTTGATATTAAAAGCCCCGTCCGGAATTTCAGGTTTTTTAGATTTATTCACTTTAAACTCATCTAGGTAATCCCAAACACCCTTTTCTTCTAAATAATTAATAACTCCATCCTCAATTTTTGAAAGCTTTTTGGAAAGTTTAGAATAACCCTCGCCCATAAACTTTTTAGCAGACTTAAAGATACTTTCTTTTTTCTTGGTTTCTTTTTGTTCTGCAACAATTTCTTTCTGTCTTTTCTCTTTCTTAGCCAAAAACTCTCTTCTTGCCTTTTCAAGTTCTCTTGTATACTTAGTAGAGGAAACAGTTTTTAAAGCTTTCTGTAATTCACCAACGGCAACCTCCATTTCTTTTACATCAGCAGCAAACTGATTAGCCTTAGTCTTTAATATATTATCAGCAGGATTAGCTTCTGCGGCAAGTCTAGTTTGTTCTTCTTGCTCTTTAAGATAATCAAGGCGATCGTTAGCCATGTTCAAAGATTCTCTAGCATAGAAAACCTTAGGTTGTTGCAAAGGGTCGGAATAACGCGTATCAGATACCCACTGCTTTTCTAACCTTTTAACCAATTCAAGATCCTTTTGCGCATCCTGTTCGCCAGCAGCTACTCTATCTTGAAGAAGATTAATGAGAGGTTGCATAGTGCCTATCTCCATATTTCTTATAGCAAGCTTTGTAAGATTCGCACGACGAACAATTTCTTGCATATTATCGTCGTTTTGTAAAGCTGCTTGATGCATAATAGACACAGCTTCTTTTTGAGAATTAATGTCTTTCTCAATAAACTTTTTGGTTTCTTCAACTAAAGCTTGTTGAGTATTGTATTGTTCTTGTAATTTATTGAGTGACCCTTTCTGATTAGTTAAAGCTGACGAGACAACTCTCTGCCCGGCACCGCCCAAGAAACCAAGAATACCCTCATATTGAGCTTCTGGTTTCATGAAGTTCATCAAAGTACGGACAAACAAATCTGTATTATCTTGTTCGACCATTATAGGCTTGGTTGCTTGATATTGAGATTCAGTAGAAATTATACTTTGTCCAATTTCTTCGGCATACTCGCCCAATCCTTGCAGCAACAAGTCATCAGCAGTAAAAGTTCCAAAAGCCTTCTTATACTTTTGAAGAGGAGTAATTAGATCTTTACTATCAATTAAGTTTCTAGTATAATTCTTAAAGTTAGAAAGACCAGCAACACCGAGAATATTTGTAACAAGAAAAGCTTTGTTGGCCATATACATATTACGTCCAGCATCAGCAGCTCTACGAGTTGCTTCGGCGTCAGTTAATTTGTATTTCGTCATTAACTCTTCCTTTGTGTTCTCAAAGGTCTCAAGAGCCATCATTTTTGATTCGCCTATGTTTGTCCAATAACCAGCACCAACAGCGTTAATCATATTTGCCATTGGTTTAGATACGCGCATAATCTTTGAATACGCTGCCAATTTCTGTGCATAACTAAGAACCTTAACGGCGCCAGCAGATGGAACAGCAAAACCTACTGCATTATCTATTAAAGATTTTGTAGCAGAAAAATAGGAAGCCCAGTCACCTAAATCAAAAAATTGGTCTGGATTTTCACGATAAATAGGCATAGACTTATTAGTCCACTTCTTTAACTGTTTGCCCCAGTTAGAAAGAATGTTACTTTCTACTTCATCAACTCCACGAAGAACATCTAAGTTATTTTTAAACTGCGCCATGTATCCAATATCTTCCATAGCAGTACCTACAGCCGAAACCAGACCACCGGCTACAGCATTAAAAGCCTGAGCAGCAGCAGACTGATTAGAAGCTCTATAGGCTTCTTGATTCATTCCTGTTTTTAGGTACCTGTCTTTTTCCTCATCAAATTTAAATTGATCAAATTCAAAAGGCTTGTGTATATTAACAGGACTTGTAGCATTTGGAGCAGATGGGCCTTGAATAGGAGAATCCTTTAACGGGTTAAACGTTAAATCATATTTAGGTTCCTTTTCTGGAAGATTGGTTAACGGATTAAGTTGGTTATTCATTTCCAATATTTAAAAGTTCTTCTTTCGTAAAACTACCATAATCAATCCATTTTCCACCGGATTGAATTTTTACATCAAAGCCGTCTGTAGCTGCGTTATATTCAGATTTAAATTTAGCCAATACGGGCAACCCGTCTTGAGTTTTTGCCGGCCCATCAAAATACTCGGTGTCCCCCAAAGAATATGCAGCAGCTAATGTTCTATTAGCAAAATACTGCGGCTTCATTTTTACTGTTGGAGACGGTTCTACATAAAACTGATCTTCCCCTATTTGAATAACATCTGTACCATATTCCATTGGAGAAGCTACTGTGTAGTTTGTACCGGCATAAGAAATAGGGCCGGAATCTAGTTTTTTTCTAAACTCTGCACCATCTATAATTGTTGTGTTTCCTTTTCTTTCGGTGCCTCTAATTTTTCTACCAATTAATATGGGATTTGTTATTGGTGTTTTATCATCCCTTTTTACAGATTCGTCTGCCCAAATTTCTTCCCATTCTTTCTGTGCTTTAGCATCATTAACAACATTATAATATTGTTGTCCGGCAGCATTTAGTTTACTTTCTGAGTCTTGAACCACAAGATTTAGCCAATAATTATCGTCTTTATCATCTATTGGAATACCAGCTTCTTGATGACGAATTTTTTGGTTTTCTATTCCTCTTTGTATTTCAGGAGCATCGGCCGTAAGAACATCTCTGTTAAAGGTTCTATTCCAAGCCTCTAAAATTTTTAGAGAAATAGATGCCCCAATTGTAGAAAATGTTCCTCGTCCTGCCAAAGCATATGAAGCAGCGGCCATTGCATCAGCAGCTTCGCTGGTGTTTAACTTAAGATACCCAGATTTAACTTTAGCATTCATTATACCTTGTAGAGGATTGTCTTCAAAAGGCATTTGTCTTGCATAAGAAGGTGTTAAATCTCCAATTGTAAGTTGTTTCTCTAAACTTTTGCTGTATGCAGCAAGATCAAAAGAATCCATTTTCATGTCTTGATCTTTCTTTGTAATATTATCTTGCTCATAAAAAGTAGCAGCAGCAGAAACAGCGCCACGTATTTTATCTTGAACATACCTATTTTGAATATCAGAGACAGATTGTTGTTCAAAATTTAACGGAGTAAGACTTTCTTTTACAAAACTAACTGCTTGTTCTGCCATCTTTTTTGTTTGTTCACCAATTACACCATCAACAGCTACAACATTATCTCCAAGGACTTTATTTATATAATGTTGATATTCTTTCGTTGATTTAAATTTAGAAGGATCAGTAAGCTTACCAACAATTTCTCCTTTTCTTTCAAGTAAGTCCGAATTAGCTTCAAACGTTTGATTTCTTAAGTCTTCATTATAAGCAGCCAATTCTGTGTCTCCCATACGATATGTTTGTAGTCCAGCTTCAAACCCAAGATAATCTTGTACGCGGGGGTTATTCATCACAAACGGAGTAACTGCTTCAACGATATCTTCTTGGGTTACGCGTTCTCTCATAGAAGAATCCTTAAACCAATACCCGCCCTTTTTATACCAGCCAGTTGTTTGCGCTAACTTCTCAAGAGGAACTTCCTTTGCAAGCTTTAATGCTTCTTCGTTGACATCAATATACTTAGGAATTCTTGCTTGTCCAAATTGATTGTAGACTGTATTGCCAAAAGCATCCTGTTTACTGTTCTGCATTACATTTCCATACTTATACAAAAGCTGATCTTTAGCGGCATCTTTTAAATAGGAGGGGAGATCAGAATCGTCTACTTTTTTAAATTCTTCCTGAGCTTTTACATAAGCAGTTTGCATTGCACCAATGTCTCCGGCAGGACCAAATCGTCTTCCAAATTTTCTAACTTCTCTTTCAATTTCTCCCGCAGACTTTGCCAAGTCTCCTTGATTCATTTGTAAAAGATTGTCTACAAGATCAATTTGGTCTTGTCTAGCCTTAGCAGCAAAATCGGTATCTACAGAAAGATTTTGAAATTGTTTCTCTTCTAGTTCCTGTAACTGTGCTTTACTTTGATCATATCTCCCCTGTTGTGCTCCAAGCATTGTAACAAGTTCTTCAAAAGGAACTTGAATGGGAGTACCAATTTGTATTGGGTTTAATCCTACATCGAATCTATTAGTTGCCATTTTCGTTCTTTTTAAAATATTGTCCTTGCTCTAAAGCAGCCATTAATGCTGGAATATCTTTTGCTGTGATCCCATAATTAGCAAAAATATCATCAAGCATACCTAGTTTCAATTTTTGTTCGATTTGTCTGTTTGAATAGTCCCCTACATTAGCCATAGATTGGAACATATTTCCAAGTCCTTGGCGCCTAAGATTTCTTGTCTGTGCTCTATTCTGTGCGTTCTGCACATCTACGCCAGCCATAATTTGTGCGTTCTGACTATCTCTTTGGAGATTAAAAGAAGCCGCGGCATGATCAATATTAGTATCGTAATTAAATTTATTTCTTGCTATTGCAGATTCTCTTTCACCATAACCAGATAAAGCAGCCAATCTATTAATTGTGTCAGTGTTACTACCAGAGTAATTTCTAAGGACAGTATTTAAAGCTGTTCTATTAGCAATTTTCTCTTGCGTGGGATTGTAATAGTTTTTCTCAAATTGAGTACCAACAAGTCTTGGTCTATCTTTCTCTGGGCGAGAAATTAAACCTTCAAGAGCAGAATAAATACCACCAGACATTGCTGCGAATTTAGAAAGCTGCTCTCCATCTTTAGGAAGAATTCCAGTTAAAGGTTCCCTTACTCTCTTATTGCTTACTTCATAAGCAGGAGGAGCATTGCCTTCCCACATATCCATATTAGCATCAACCATACCAGGATTCATACTAACTTCTCCATACTCATCTTGCCCAATCACATAATTAGGATTAGCAACATTATTAGGTAAAATTTCATCCGTTGGACCAACAAGGATATTTGGGATTTGTCCAGAAGGATTATCTCTCATTTCTTGGAATGTAGCCAATCTATTTTGGAAATACCCATCAAGACCAGGAAGACCACCAGGAAGAATAGGGCCGCCATTAAAAAAATAACGGGGGTTAACAGTTTCACCCGAAGAATATTTTACAGGTTGTTCCATCCCTATGTTATCTCTTTCCAACAGCAGTGGGTCAATAGTTTGCATAATATTCTCATAAGAGGAACCAGAGGCCGCCTGTTGGTTTATTGTAGCAATAATTTTGTTATGATTATTTCGCCGCTCTTCAATAGCTTTTGTTGCGGCAACATTATCGCTTTCTGTTCTTTTTAACATTAATTCTTTTGTTCTTCTGGCAATCATATCGTTTAACCCAGTAAGTTTTTTGTTCGTTCTTTTATCCACTGTTGCAAAAGTAGTTTTAGTTTCATTAGGATTTGTGGTTATCTTACCAAGTTTATCATAACCTATTCTATCAGATTTTACAATCCCACCGTTGGCAAAAATATCAATGCCTCCTTGCTCATGCCGAGGGCCCTTAGCAATAAAAAGAGCCTGTCCTTTTTCTGTATCAGAAATAGTTTCGCCCCCCTCTATATTTACTTTATTTATTTTGCCTCCCATTGCCATTAATCCTTGAGAGTTTACGTTTTGATACAAGTTCCTTGTGTCAGAAGGTTTAGAGGCGTTTTGTATTGCAGTAGTAATTAAACTACCGGCTGTTCCAGCAATAGCTAAATAAGGACTTACCGCCCCCAGTCCTCCTAAAGTATTAAAAATTGGAGCAAGGTCACCGCCTATAGATTTTTTTATTTTATTTTTCATCTTACACTATATCTTTTTAAAGTCTCAAGAATATTGGTTACAAGTTTTATATCTCTTTCATTTGGATTATAATACAATCTAATGCCGCAATATTTATCTCGCATCCTTGCCATTTCATAAATATTTTTGTTGTTAGAGACCGAGTCCGGATTTACTACCTTATCGGTAAAGTAATCATTAGATAAAACATCCCAATCTTTACTAAACATGGGGACATTATAATTTACTCTTTGATCAAAGAAACTATTTATTCTCCATGTAGACTCTTTTCTGCCAGCAAGAAGGGGTGTATTAATTGATTCGTAGATTGCGCTTAAATCTTGTACACCAAGATTATGATAACCACTTATCTGGTTATCATTGTAAACAACCAATCCATTAAATGTAACATCGTTTACATTATTATATTGGTCTCCTGAAACTTCTTTTGAATTGGAAAGATAACTAATGCTATCAGTTACCCATGTGTGTACAGGATTTTTATTAACGATAAAATCAACAACGTGCGGTTTCTTATTGCCGTAGTAGGACAAGTAGTTTTTGTTTCCATGTTTCCAAACGGTATTATCTCTTGTGGTAAAATAATTGATTGCTCCTGAATAAGCAAATTTAGGTAAATAAGAATGGAACGAAGTCCATGTATTAGTTGTTAGTTTAAAACTAATGGTAAATGATTTATTTTCAAAATACTCTGCGTCGTCGAAATCTACAGATTGAAAAGTTCTACCGGTATCAGAAACGAGAACATCTCCTCTCCACTTTAATTCTCCAGGCCCTATATATTTGTAATCTCTTTTGTGCAGTATATATCGTTTATGTCTAGGATCATAAACAGCAATATAACCAATTCCATATCGGCCTGTTGGATATTGATAAGGGTATTCTTCATTATGTAAAGACTGCCATTGAGCCGCAAATTCTAAACCAAGATTTTCTTGAAACCAGTTGTTCATTCCAAGCGCACTAATCTCTTTCAAATCATTCAAACCACTTAAGAAGAAAACTTTGTTTTGATTACGATCAACAAACATTGTACCATACTCTGTACTAACTCTAGCAAACTCGTCTTTCCCCCCACCATAACCATTGTCAGAAGTAGCAAGCTTTCTTGGTTTTAAAGATAAAAATTCACCACTACCAATAAATATTGCAGCTTCATTTGACTGGAGAACTTGATCCTTTGTTGGAAATAAGTAAAGAGATCTTTCTGTTCTTACATATAGATTGTCCATGTGAACAAACATATCTGTAATGGCCACATCTTCTCCATAGATATTTCTAAAATCATTGGCCAAAATAATCCTGTAACCATCATCAAAAGAAGAAGGATCAGTACTAGTTGAATACCATACTCTGTTGGGGTTTGTTTCTAGACATCTAGCACAGCATTCATAACGACGACTAATAGCTGGGTAAAAATTCTCTACATTTAACTTGGAATAGTCTTCATTGTAGAAATAATTCTCTGGACATGGAACATCTTTGTACACATATTTTCCATCAACTAGATCGGTTAACTTGTTCAATATGTATTGCCCAATATCTCCGCCTTTAAAATAACTATTACATACACCATCAGTAGCGTGGCGCATAAACATATTTAATTCACTCTCTACCCAAAACCCAGAATCATAAGTACCTCGGGCCACCTCTTCATTTTCTTCGTTATCTCCCCCAGTTTGATGAAGATCTATGTAATCTATACGACTTATAAATGTGTCGCCGCCATATATTTCTGGAGAAATTGCTCCTGATAAAATACTGTTATGTAATCTACTGTATACTAAAGCATATAAATCGACATTTACTTCCCGTTCTATTTTATTAGTTACATAAAAGGCATTTCGGAAAGAACCGGAATTTGCGTAATCACTTGATGCTAGATTATTATCTAAAGCGTATAAATTCGCCCAATTAAAACAGGACCTATTTTGAACTTCACCATCAAAAGGAAAATTATTAATCTGCTGGGCGGAAGAATTAGGAGTAAGGTAAATATTGGTTGAATAAGCTCTATTATACGTAGATGCGCCTGTAACGTCTAATTCGTCCCAGATACTTCTGAACACATTTATTGTTGCGTCCGGAGCGTTTAAAAATCCTGCGCCATATTCAAAAATTAAAAATCCCCCGCCATTAGTATTGTATTTATGATTAAATTTAAAGTAGTCTCCATTAAGATATTCTTTCCTTATTAAAGTCTTTGGAGAAATAAACTTCATAATACTTTCCTCATAAGGAGTGCCCGTATCAATGTTTAATTGCCCACCAAAAATACCTTCATTGACATTTAACCGAAATTCACCATAGTTATTTATGTAAGTCATTACTCCTGAATCCAAAACAGTGCGATTAAAATCATCACGTTTTACATACACAAAATAATGCCCAACAATATCTTCATGAGGATATTCTACTCCATCAAATTGAATACCTAGAATACCGAGTTCCCCGTTACCATCAAGGCCCTGACTAAAATGACGAATCAATCTCCTATCAGGAAATCTATGGTGACGAATAGATTCCCCAGCCAGATCACCATACAAATATTCTCCATCACAATCAGTATCTAATGGATATTCAGCAGTTGCTCTCCAAAAGGCCATTGTACCATCAAGACGGGCCGTGTTTTGCCAACGCCATCTTCTTACCGTATCTCCTTCTTGAATATTAGAGTCGACATGTTTTACATCAGCAAGATCAACCGTAGTGCCTACCGTATCCAGTTGCATATCTAATATATCAGAAGCTCTACCAGGAATATGAAAAGCAGGAGAATGATAACCAGATTTAAACACATATACAATACCAAAAGCATAAACTTCGTCTGCTGCAAATCCTCTCGTCTGATACCAGCTTGCAGGATTCTTAGGATTTCCTTCTTCAAATTGATTGTAAGCAGGAATTCTTTTTACAGTATATTTAGAAGTAATATTATTAGCAAATCTTTGGAACCCACAAAAATTATAATTAGGACTTGTTGTATTTGCTAAAACAAGCCGGTTATCTATCTGTGCATGATAGGCGACAGTTTCGATATATGGCCTTGGGGTTTGAATATCTAATAAAGAGCCAATGGTATAGTTAGACACATCTCCAGTATAGATATATTCAACGGACGTATTTGTAATGGGAATTTCAGGAGTATAATATACATTTGTTACAGTTGCTAATCCTTCAGTAGATTCAATACCAGCTATTCTAATAAAAGCATAACGTTGATCAACACTCTCAATTTGAAGTCTAATTGATTTATTTGTTGCTCTGACACCATTTGGCCTGATACCAGTTTCACTATTCCAAGCACCATCTATTACATCAAACTCAGATGAAATGTTTTCATCATAAATAGCAACAGGATTTGTTACATAAGACCACTCTATTTCATTATAAGCCGCATCTAAGTACTGAACAGCAAATTGATAAACGCCAACTTGAAGTCTGCCACCACCATCATTTACAGAAACCAGATTAATGTTAGGATATGTTATAGGCGGAAAGTGATTAGCAAGATCGCAACTAAATTCTCCGTCAACAAAATAATCTTCAATGCGATCTAAATTAATAGAGCGGTAAGAATTGTTTTTATCAGTAAAATAAATGATGTTATCACATCCTCTAATTACTCTGGATAAAACAGAAATGGGCCATTTTTTCTTAAACCCCAAACAAGTTGTTCTCACCTTTTCTTCAAAGGAACAACCAGTTTGAATACCTATTATAGAAGTTTCATCATCAGTAATAAAGAGTACATACTTATCGTTTCCGATAAATCTGGAACCTATTACCTCAAAACCTTCTTCAAGTTCTAGGCATAAAGTGTTTCCGGCCTCTGTCGATAAAGAACCTATTTCACCTTCGTGGGTTTCATTAACAGCATTGAGAGCAAACCTATAGGTATTCTCTGGTTGATTAATAAAATCAGTGTCAGTAAATAAGCCGACCGCTATATTTTGAGTGGTACGCTCCATTATAGATATTTTGAATTGTCAAAAACGAGATGTTCGGGGCTGGCCAAATTACCAAATGCACTCCAAAATGTGTTAGAGTGTGGGCCTAAACGCATAAGTTGATTTTTTAGATTTTCTAATCCACCAATATCTGGGAGTTTGCTTTCTCCTCTTGCTTTTGCTGCGGCCACTTCCCAACGACCAAGATAATGCATGTAACGTCTTTCGCTTTCCCTAGTATTTTCATCTACATTGTTCCACTTACTTTCCCATATTTTTGACATGCAATATAAACGAATAGCGTCAATTATGTTTTCATCATAAGGGATAAGGAACTGTCCATTATCATTTATAGGGAAATACATACCGGCCACAGCAATGTAGCCCTTCTCCATATTAAGTACAATATCTCCATTGGGCATTACCACATACTTTACTTCCGTATCACAAATTAATTGGGGGGAATTTTCACAAAGAATAGATAAAGTGAATGGAGTAGTGGATGGAACCGCCGGAGTCCAAACATTAATATAAGATGAGTTCATGAAGCTAGCCACTGACTGTTGTGTAATACCACATTCAGGACAAGTATCTACATAAACTGTAATTTCATCGACATCCGAATTATCCAAAGTTCCTTTATATAAAACCTGAAAAAGCCAACGAAGTCCTTTAGGCAAACAAGCCTTGTAGTTTTTTACTTCTACAAAGCTTATCTTTTGTTCGTAAGTTTCAGCTACGTACACCTTTTCCATGGCTTTGCTGGCCCACTTTTCTACACTGCCCACATCTACGTGGTCTTCTTCTATAATATCATAAACGTCAGCTATTGCCACATTTAAGGGCACGTATTCTGTGTATTTCATTTTATTCTAAATTCTCTAATCAAAAAATTGGTTAATCCGTATTTTCTTATATGACTAAGAATACTACCTTCCGCGTCTTTTCTTCTGGTTCTAACCAAAATTAACTTCCAGATTGTTTTATCTAATAAGTATGCATTCCATCTTTGCCAGTACAAAAGAAAAAAATACCCACCATGTTCTAAATTTTCATGGTATATGTTTTTACCAAATTCTTTTGTTTTATTAAAATCTACTAATTTTCTTCTATGCTTATAACGCATTATTCTTATACTTCCTAATCTATTAAATAACTTAACGGGCTCTCCTTTTTTTAAACGATCTATTACTACATCTGCATATATGTCCATTATTTGTTGATAACGTTCTTTTGTAATATGCCCGGGTTTGTTAGGATTATCGTTTCCCTCTAAATAATAATAAGAATCGTAAACAGTAAGAGTTTTTTTCCTTTTTTGGTGACTAGGAAACATATGATCTAATAAACTCATACTTCATTATTAGGCGCAGGAGAATTAGAATTATTAACAGCATCAACTATTTTTCCTTCTCTCCTAGCTAAACGATCTTCAATGTACTCGTATATATATGTATTCAAATCTGGCTCAATTGGAAACTCTGAATTAAAAACATCAAAACAAGGTTCTCCACTTGTATTTACACAATCAGTAATATCGGCAAGATCGGCAGGATCAACCCATAAAGCATTTACAATTACAAGAGGCAAATCAGTTGTTCCAAACACATAAAGATAACCGTCAAATAATTGATATCCAATTCTATTAGGTACTCTGCTTGCCCCATTTTCTTGCTTGAGCCGCATGGGATTAATTTTCCCAAAATGCATAGAACCATCAATAGTAGTTACATCCATGATAGCTTTATTACCACGCATGAACATATTAGGAATCTTAAACTTAGATTTTAAAACATAGCAATCAAGGCCTTTTGGAATACAAGAACAGTCAAAATATTTTGTCTTTTCCAGTGGCACACAAATAGGAATCTTATTAAGCTCAGAAGTTGTTTCTCCTTTCTTAATTCTACGAGATAAAAATAAAGCTCTAGCATCTACTAATAGCTTATAAATAGAAAGATCAGATAAGTCCATATAGGAATCATCTGAATATTTGCGCATCATTTCTCTTACATGATCTATATGCGCTTTTACACTTCTTAATTCATTAATCATTGTTCAAGCTTTACTCTGTCTTTTAATATTGCTTCTATTTGTTTTTGCATATTTGGTATTCCAATGCTCAAGGCCTTTTCATTATATTCATTAAACCATACAATTTTACAAGCATTTATCTTTATATCAGTATATTTTTCTACAATATGTTTGTACAAATTTAACTGTAGGCCATAATAATTAGCGTCTGTCTTAGGCATGTAAGATAAGGAACCTAAAAACATTTCTGGTTTCCATTTATTATATGGTTGGAACCTAAAATTCTTGTTGGTTTTCCAATCATAGAATTCTACTGATTGATTCCTTTGGTTATAAAAAGCTTGATCTACTACGCCCCTAATTCCGCACTCAGGATCACATACCCAAAATTCAGAGCGAATAGGAACTAGATGCATGTTGCTTTTGTGAAAATCTTCTACTTGTTTCTTTAAAACAACTAAATGTTTATTAAATTGGTCTATTTGTTCTGCATTTAAAATAGCCATAAAATCATAAACATCATCTTCTCCTTTTGTTACATCGTAACCATATAATTTTGATAAATGATTATGTACAACAATACCTTTTACAGAACCCCACTTTCGGCTGAATTCCCATTCATTTAAAACTTCTTCTACCGTTCTGTTGTCTCTGTCTGCAATCTTTTTCGCCATCTTTTCTTGATCAAATGGAACCACATATTGATCAATAGCTTTGTATACAGAAATATATGGAAGAACGTTTTGTACTCCCCAATTGTTCGCTCTTTTTAGTTCAAAAGCCAGTTGTTCTATATTCATCATGGCATGGAAATTAAAATAGGAAGTTTTCCTTTATCAAGAATCACACCACAATTAATAATTGGATTTGGTCCTTTTTTGCCGTAAGCAAAGGCATAAGAATCTTTGCATATTCCACAACCAATTTGAACAGCAAAAATAGAATTCTTGTTTCCAGAAACGTATTCAATATAAGACTTTGAATGACGATGTCCTTGTACTACTGATTGTAAATATTGTTTATATTTAGCATTAGCAGAAGCAGATTCACCGTGATCAAAATAAACCCCATGAATTTCAATATCTTCAACAAATAACCATCCCGGAGTTTGTAATACTTCTGATAGGTTTCTTACCCATTTAGAAGAAAGACCAGAACTAAAAGTCTTTCTTGATGCCATTCTATCGTGGTTACCGATAGTAACAAAAGCCTCTGGAAAAACTTTATACCAATCCTGTATTCTATTTATAGCATATTCAAGTTCTTGTCCAGCACCTAAACCATCTGGATCACTATCATGATAAGAAGAATAGTGATTATCAATTACGTCTCCTATAAATACAACAGAACCACAATCAAATCTTTCTTGCTGCTCTCTACAAAAATACAAATAGTCGTCCAAACAAAATGGTTCGTGAAGATCTCCTACAATTAAAATGTTGTCAGGATTTCCCTTGTATGGAGTTGGCAAAGAAGTTCTTTTGCTGTATATTTTATTCTTTCTATTTTGTTTTTTCCACTCTAAAAATTCTTGGAACAAAGGATCTTGATTATTTGGTTGGTGTCTCCTTGCCAACTTTCTTACATAATCAGCCTTTTCTCTTTGGCTTGCGCCCTGTTTCAATTTATATATATCGGCTAAATCAGCCCATGGCATATTTTTGCCTAAAGTTTTAATATGTTGTAAAAATTGTTCTTTATTTGTCATAGATATAATTTCCTGCAAATATACAAAATAAATTTAAGAACCGTTTTTTCAATTTAAGGTTATATAAATAAAAAAGGCACACCCATTAGATGTGCCCCAAAACCAGAAAAACATTCTTACTCTGGATGCTTTCTATAACTCAACACCCTAGCTTTTTCATAAGGAGAAATGCTTACGGAGTCTCCTTGGTTACCACCGAGAACCCACACATATTTATCATTTTCTCTGACGTAAAATCCAACGTGTCCTTTCCATGAGTCGGGGGATTCCCTCCAAAAAATAACTATGTCTCCAATAGACGGTGTGTCAGTGGCGGTTCCGTAATTCATCCATGATCTTGCGGTTGCATCTATACCCTCTACTTTGTCTAACGCAAAGACAGTCTTGATTACGTCATTTGCAAAAGCACTGCACCAGCTAATTTCATCATTATTAGCCCATACAATAAGTTGTTTTAAATAACTTAAAATAGTTGGACTATTATTTGATTTTCCAGGAAACTCCTTTATACCAATTCTTTTGAGCCCTTCCGTTATTACTTTTATATTACTTTCCATTATTTAGATTTTTTCCATAAAACATTAATACCCAAATCAATTGTGGTAGCTCCAATAAGTATTTTTAATACGCCGGCAAAAATATTAACAATTTCTGAGTCGCACGTAAATTTATCTGTAAAAGCGCACATAGCCAATACTATCAAACATAATAACCAAGTTAGCATCAACAATAAAACCCAGAAATCTCCTCTGGTGGCTTTCTCACTAAGTAGACTAAATAATGAGCTCATTTCAATTCAATTCTTTCAATTCTTTTACTTAAAATTTCTAACATCGTACCTAAATGTACGTTGTTAATTTCTAATTCTGTGGAAATCTTAATTAGGTTCTTATCTACGTTCTCTATCTTTACTTTAAGATTCTCTGTCTCTTTAGCATAAAGTCTTTCATGTATTTCCCTTTGACGAATTAGTTCTTCGATAGAAGCCTCTAAAACAGCAATCTTCTGTTTTAAAATACTTACTTCTCCCTTCAGATTAAACCAAAAAGCAATAATACCAACAATAGTGCCAAGTACATATAAAAAAAATTCCACGTTTTCAAACTGTTCCATGTTAACAAGTAGTTATTGTTGGTGATGCATATACAGAACAAAGCTCGTTTAAACAGAACTTTGCTGGCCCAAAACATGGGTTAGTAATTGTATATGTATAACCAACACCAACCTCATACTCTATGTCAACGGTTCCTCCCCCATTATCGGTTAACCAATCTTGAAGGTCTGTCTCTAATTGAAGAGCATCTGCCTCTTCGTCTGTATCATAAGGAAAATTAAATTGTTCGGGGTAATAAAAATTGGAGATGAAGGTTCCATCTGTCAATTGTATTGAATTAATATTATTACCTTCTGCCACTACTCCGGAATAACAAAGTACATTTCCAGTACAGTTAGCTGTTACTCTAATTGTAAATTGCGCGACTTTGTAACATTCTCTGCAACTCTGATCAAATCCTGGCAGCGAGTCAGCATATCCGCCGTATTGAAATTGATATATTCCAACTCCGGCTGTAGAAGGATTAAATGTATCATCAGTAATATCATTGGTCGTACCACCATTACCATATCCCGAATAGGTTTCTACAACTACTCTATTAGCCCAACCAACGTTAGAAGAACCGGCAGTACTTGGGGCATCATCACCCCACTCATCATATATATTTAAAGCTGTGTTATTAGTCACAAGAAACCCCCTTGTAGTACTTATTCCCGAATCAAAAGCCGGAGCAATAGGAACTACAAAGTTTACATTTTGTTCGGCACAAGCCCCAATAACGTCTACAGTAAAAGTCCAACTATAATAACCACCTGTATGCTCTTCCGACAAAAAAGAAAAATCTGATACAGTGTTTCCAATAGCAGGGAATTCTCCTGGCGGATCAGCCGGAGTATCTGCAAATTGTGCGAGATTATCTACATCCCCATCAAATGTTTCACTATACCCATTATAAGTATAAGAGGTTGTTGCTCCTGTAGGAAGAAGAACACCGGTTAAAAACGAAGAAAGACTTTTTCTACAGCTCATAGCCTAATCCAATTTATTTTGTGTTTATTCGGAGATTTTCTATTCCCTCCGAAGTTACATGTAATCTCTTTCTGGTTAACTAAAGAATGGTTGAATGGAACTTCAAAATAGTTTACTATATTACCATCGGTAAAACTAAACTTATATTTTTTATTGTCCCAATCTATTGTCAAATTAATCAGCCCAATAGCGTTTTTTGATAACTCTAAAGCGACTTCTTTATCTTGATAAGCCACACCAGATTTTACAACAGGGATTATTCTTTTAGAGTCTACATGACAATAAGCACAAAGTTCATACTTATTTGTGTCTATATTTTTTCTAAATCCCCACATAGCGGCATCAATTAAATGGTTTAAATAATTGAAAGAAATACCGCCACCTTTATTCCAATCTCTCTGATCTATACTTTGAAGATCATAATGAGACTCTTCTGTAAATTTCACTTGCCAAGCAAACTGAGATTTCTTTTTCCAGAAATGAGGAATATGGAGTAACCAACCATTAATCCAATATTCTTTCCCTCCTTTGTAACAAACTAAAGTCTTAAGATTTTGGTTTGCTGCTTTATATAATCCATTTTCTTCTTGCCAGCCCCTATTTAATAGATATAAAGTTAAAGCCACAAAGGCTGCACCAGCAATTATTAGTAATCCAGTTAGCATAAGTTATTTTTTAAACGTGTTAAAAGACCCTTCAATTTTTTAAAGAATCTGCGTAGTCCCATTAATTCGTCTTCAATTACTGTCATTGTTCAACCAGCCGGTATTTTCCAGTAATATCTTCCCAAACAGTCTTCCCTTTATCGTTGGCACCGAGCTTAAATACCGGGACTGGAACACTGTTGATCTCCAAAATCATGGTATTATCAGACCTGCGTTCTACCGAGTAAAAGATATTGTTGTCTGCAACTTGTCGGAGACGAAGGCTTTCGTTTTGACGCTGAAACAACTCGTAGCTGCCTTGGTTGGCACCGTCCATTACAAATCTAAAAGTAGATAATACGCGGCCTTGTCCTTCAAATCCTGGATAGAAATAGTCACGAGTTGCTTTCTCAAGAGTAATGCCCCCGATGGAAGCGTAGAGGTTTTTCAGGTCACGAACCTTGGCTTTGAGTACCCGGCTACCCAGGATGTAAGACACAGCGGCACCACCTACCTCTTGGTTGAGGTTGATGTATTGAGCCAGGATAAATTGCTTGGTCTGTGCCGTGTCACCAATCGCAGTAGGATTGATGTTTAGATTACGACCAACAGGTGTATACTGGATGTCACGTGCTTCATAAAAAGCACCGTCTTGCCAGATGAGATAAGAAGTGTCTTTAGTTACTTTCTGAGCGAAAAGATTTGCTGCGAACAGCGACAGAATAATAATTAGAATGTTTTTCATAGTTTGATAAAGTTTTTGATTTTTTTGTAAATACAGTAAATTATGTTTTACAATGCCAGGTAGCTGTGACGGCTGTACTCGTTACTGCTGCCCCTGTCATATCGTAAAATCGAACTGTGAAATTAGTGGCGTCTATGGTGTGAACGGTGACAACGTAAGGCGTTGTTCCTGTAACTGTCACCTGTACGCTGGTGGGTGTGGTGACCATGCCGTGGGCTACCACTATGTCTCCGCTGGCGTCGGTGCTGGTGGAGATGGCGGCATATTTTTCTGCCGTTTCAATCAGCTTCCCAGCGGAGGTTACGGAAATACTTTTAGCCGGTGTGCCGGTAATGTTGCCGGAGCCG